ATAGATGCTACAGAGTTGCTGGCAGATTTCATCGAAAGTAATCCTATTGCCCATACGCTACGTAATATGTATATTTATAAACAAGCAAGTTGATATTTATTCACTTGCGAAACTTCAGTGATAAAACTTAAAAAGGAGCGGACAGCATTAAAGCCGCCGCCCCTTGTATATAGTCGAGAATTGTTGAAGAACCGAAATTACTCAGTTGCCGTTGGCAATGAATAGTTGTGGTCAACATAGAATGGTGTGCGAACAGTCTTAGCACCAACGGTAAGCGCAATATCCTTGGCAGTACCAGCCAATGCAATACGAGCCAAGTTTGAATTGAGAGATTCAATAGTCAACTTAGAATTGAGCTGAACTTTTGGGAGAACGTAAGCCTCCATTGTAGTTCCATTAGGTTGAACCTGTACAACATCAATCTTTGCATACTTTGCTTTGTAAATCGAAGGTGCAAGAGTCTTCTTTCCTGTTGCATCGTCTGTAAAGTCACACAATGCAGCCAAAAGCTCCTTCTGCGTATCACCAATCTCAGCCGCAAACTGCCATTTACCAAGTTTAACAATGGAAATGATAGGAGAGTCAGAGGTCTCGCACTCAATATCGGTGGTGTCGTTATCATCTTGTGAAATAGATGTAGTGTCCTCAATAACATCCTCAAGAATGTAAGAATCACCCTTTGGAGCAGATTCATCGGTCTCTGTGCCATCGAACAATGTGGCAACAATATAATCTGGCTTGATGAACTTGACAGCTCCCGCACCAGTATTTATAACCTTTTTCGCCATAATATAATGAGTTTTAAATGTTACATTTAATAGATTTTATATATTTATCTTGCGATAACTGAAACAGAAATCATCTGAAAATGGAACTGACGATTTGAATCATATCCGCTATCACGGTAAAGAACTTGAATTGTATAGTCCTTATTATTAGATTGTTTAATCACATCGTCAAGGATTCCTTCCATCTTGTCAAGTAGTTTAACGTTCTTTCTAAGTGGAGTTCCCTTTGGTCTTGCATAGAGATAAATGTTAGCATAGCCAGAGGAGTAACCGCCATGTTCTCTTTGCTGACCTACGTCAACATTCACAAAATCATCCCAGTCTTTGCTAGTTGTAGGAGGTAACTCTCCGACAAATATGTTGTCTGAGATTTTTCCTTTAGTAAGAAGCATCGAAAAGAAATTTTCAATGCGAGACAATCTGCGATTAATCCTCTGTGCCATACCTTGTTATCCTAAATACATTTTACCTTATGAAAAAAACTAAATATCAGTACCCTTGATGTAAGCTACACATCCGTGCATCTGTGTCGGATAAACGCCAATAACCATTCCGTCAACGTCCATTCCGTACATTTTTCCACGGAAACGAATGCCAGCATTCAAACATTCAGGAATATATTCTTCATCTTTTCCGTCTTCTCCTTCTTTCGTTGGCATCGGAAAATAGATTGTATATCCTAGCGTAACTACACCCGAATTAAAGAGTTTGTTGGTTTCCTGAATATCGCAATCAGTTTCAAAAATGATAGTTTCTACATTTTCTGTTTCGTCTGAGCTAGTATCAGTATCACCTAACATATCCCCATCGCTTCCGATAAGGTCTCCATCTTCATTCGGTTTTTGTTCCGAGCGGTAGAACACGCCATGATAGGCATATTCATCCAAAGCATTTCTGTCAGTGTACATAGCTTACCAATCTGTTTCTTTAATCCATTTAACCTCTCCATCGGTTTCATTGAGAGCTTCAAGTTTTTCATCCTCTCCATACTTCTTGTAAAGTCTTTTGAGTTCTGATTTGATACTCAGCAATGCAGCCGATGTAATGGTCTGAGCACCTACCGTAAGAGTATATGCGCCATGTTGGTTTGTTGTTGATGCAGTCTGATAGACACCGAATACAATCTTTTCCAAGAGTGCAATCTTACATCTTTCTTTCTGTTCTTCTGTCAAGTCCAAATAAGACTCAACATCAGAAACGCCGCAATCCAAAGCGACATTGTTTAATGCAGACTTGTCGAAGACAAAGTTAGTCATGCCGCTCAGATAGTCCAATATGTCAAACTTCGATGCTGCCATTGAGAGATAAATGAATTAAATGTTATCGTATATTGTGAGTGAACCACCATTAATTACCTGCTGTTGAGGTATCAATGATTACGTGGTTCATAAAGTCGAGAAGTGCAGGGCAAGCCGACATCATGACCTTAGTCTGCCACTCGCGGAACTGACCGTTATCCATTGCGTAGTTTCCTACGGTAACGAGTCCGTCAGCGATTGAAGCCCAAGAAACATCAATGTTCTTTGCGCCATACTTCTGTTGAAGTGTCTGGTCGTAGATAGGAGTCCACTTGAACTCAACGCTATCACCAGTAGGGCAAAGTACAACAATCTTATCATCCCAACCTTGCACGAATGTGTCAGTTGTAACAGTCTTGTTGCGCTCCTTCTCAACGACAATCTCGATAGGAGAAAGACCTGTCATGTCGGAAAGTGATTTCTTGAAGTCTTCGTCCAAAATCTGCATGTTAGCAGTATATGCGCGGTCGTGAGCCTTGCACCAGTTGATGTACCACTCCTTAACTTCCTTGTTCTGCAAGAATACATCGCGGTACATCTTGCGAGTCATCTTCCATACGAGAGAAATCTCAGTACCGCCACGCTCATCGCGATAATCGTCTTCAATCTTTCTCATCTGTGAGATAAGGTTGCAGTCTGGGTCAGTCCAAGCTTTTGCACCAGCTTTCTTGCGGTTCTCTGTTGGGAATGGCTCAACCTTCTGCAAGAACTGCTGCAAACCTTCACCCTTGCCCTTCCAACTCATCTTTGCAGTTGTCATAATCTGTGCTGTCAAGTTAGAGAGTGTTGCCTCTGCTGAGTTCTTACCTACCTGAACAACATCGCGCACCCAAGCAGCCATAAGGTCTGCATCGTTGCCGAACTGTTCAAAAAGTTTCTCTTTGTACTCGCGTTGTCTTGCGTTTTCAGACCACTTGTAACCGATGAAGTCTGGAATTGTACCTGTATACATCTCCAAGCCCTCGTTGTCCATTTCTGGAGCATCACCAAGCGGAGCGCGAAGGTGCATCAAAGGAGCTGCCTCTGCCTTGCGAGACTTGATGCTGAATGAAGCCACGCCATCGTAGTCTGTAGGTGTAGGCATAGAAGCTCTACGACCTTGTGTGAGATACCAGCCATAGTTAGTATAGAGCAACCCCTTGGTATTCAAGAAGGTTCTCAGAAAGTTGATGTTATCCTTAGAAGAGAACAACTTGGCGTATCTCGAATTGTTAAAATCACATTGTTGCATATCCTGAATACTTAAATTAATGATATGTTATCCTATTGTTATCCTATTGAATTGGAGCGGTTAGAATCCGAACCATCCGTTCTCTGTTCTTGTGTTCATCGCAAGTACGGCTGGTGGAAGCTTGTTGCACTTTGCCAAGTTCAAGATTACTCTTGAATCCTTAATCAATGCTGGAGTATAAGAGTACTGAGCACCCTCACCTTCCTCAACATTGGTTGACAAGTTAGGGTCATAGAAGAAGTCGTTGTCGCGGTCGAAGTAAGCGTTAGGATTTGTAACCATAGGAGCTACGGTTGCACCTGCCTTTTCTGCCTCTACGAGAATATCGCCAACCTTCAATGCAACTGCAAGAGTTGCAGAAAGAGTGAGCTTCCAAACATCCTTGCCACCTTCGGTTGCTTTCTCTACAGCTGTAATGGTAACACCCAAAGACTTCTTTGTAAAGTCTGACTGTGCCACCATGATATTATCACCTGCAAAAGGAATGTGATGATAGCCATCATTGACAACCAAAATATCAGTGTCGGTGGTTGTAGCTGCCTTTGCCAATTCGTAATACTTCAAAATCTTGACGGTCTGACCGCCATTCTTGCCGTAAGTGTCTGGGTCATATTCGCACAAATCACCTGCGTAAGTCTTAGCGCGACCCTTGAACGGATTTGTGATAACACCACCAAAAGGAGGGTAAACGAATGCGTCCTTGTTACCGCTTACGAGGTTAATGAAAACGCTTCTATGACCGCCAATCTTACCATGTGCTTGGATAAGTGTACGACCGCCAAAGTGACCGCCATATCCATGCTTCAAATAGAAATCATCTGCTGCTGCCATAATTTGTAAATTTGTTTAATAGTGAATGAATAATGTTATTCGCCTGCGTCAGGGTTCACGATACCCACAACATCTGAGAAATCGTCAGCCTTGTCATTGTCACCACCGCCAGCACTACCTGGAGTGTTGTTGTTTGGCTTTGAATGAGAGAGATTGTAAAACTCTTCCGCATCGGTAAATTCCTGCTCGATGTCCGAGTCCTTAGTGAGGTTCAACTTGTTCATGTACTTGTCAATCCACTTACTATCGTTGATACCTTTCTCCTTGAACTTGGCGAGAAGTTCACTACGTTTCTGTGATACAAGCTTAGAGGCTTCGTACTCTGCATCCTTCTTCTCTAGAGCTTCCAAGCGTTCCAAAAGCTTCTTTTCTACAGCCGAAGGCTCTTTGTCATCGCCCTTTGGATTTGGCTTGGCGTCGGGATGCTCATCGTTCCATTTCTTGATGAAGTCGGCATTGTCCTTCTCGTAGTTGCCGTTAAGGGAAACATACTGCGGCAAAATCTTCTTCACCAAATCATCTAACTCTGTATCTTCACCAACTAAGAGGTCAAAGTGGGAATCACTCAAACTCTTGATTGTCTTTTCACTGATGGAAAGGTGTTTTCCGTTTGCAGTGAGCTTTGCTTTTAGGGTGTCTAAAAGTTGTTGTTTTGTAAACTTCATATTACTAATTTTTAAAATTCTGCTGCAAAGATAATTAAATAATGTGTTGATTTATTTGTTTTTAGAAACTCTATTTGTTACGTAACCAATATAGAATTAACTTCACTCTATTATATATTATAAATTAGGTATCTTTGCAGTATGAACACGAATAAAGATATAGAAATCAGACCACAAGAGGGCTTTCAAATGTCCTTTGCAAGTAGCAACGTTGACGTTGTTTTTGGTGGCGGAAATCTCGGAGGAGGCAAATCGTATGGTCTTGTACTTGCGATGGCAGAGCCGTTAATGACCGACCCAGATTTTCGTGCAATGATTTCACGCCGTTCACTTGGTAATCAAAAAGCAGGTGGAGGATTCGTAGAGAAGTTTAAGCAGATATTCGGAGCTGATTTTGTAAAAGTCAGAGAGAGCGAGAATCCTCGCGTTACATTTCCGAATGGAACGTTTGTCGATTTGACGTATCTTGACGATTCCAATATGGATAAGTTGAGAGAGCGCGCGAAAGGATGGGAGTACGATTTGATTGCGATTGACGAGTTGACGGAGATGACTTGGGAAGTTTTCTCATACGTTATGACTCGAAACAGAGGTCAGAGCAAGACGTTTACAGGTAAGTTCTTTGCAACACTTAATCCGAAGCGTAGCCACTGGACAAGAATATTCCTTGATTGGTATATTGGTTCAGATGGTTTTATCATCCCAGAGCGTGATGGTGTAGTCAGATACTTCTATTGTGCAGGACCGACTGTTAAGGATGTTGTTTGGGGGATGTCTAAGCGAGAAGTCTATGAGAAATGTAAAATAGATATAGACAGAAAGCTTAAAACCATTGGCGGCAACTTTGGATATGAAGTAATGATTAAGAGCTTTGTTTTCTATCAAGGTAAACTTGGTTCAAACAAGAAGATGCTTGAAAACAATTCTGGCTATTTAGGTTCTGTAGCTGCATCGGGCGGCAGAATGGCACAAGCTCTTATGGAGGGCAACTTCAATGTTGACCCAGAGGAGGATGAGGATATACCGATTCCAAGCCAAGCGGCAAGAGATTGCTTCATAAAAGACCCTGCTGTGAATGGTGATAAATGGATAACAATCGACTTGGCAGATTACGGAAAGGATAACACTACGATGTTGTCGTGGAACGGATTCCATGTCGTCAATTACGAAATCGTAATGCATTCGACACCGCGAATCAATGCGGAAAGAGCTAGATTATTCGCGGCAAGTGAGGGAGTGGCAGAAAGTCATATTATCTATGATGCTACGGCAGGTAGGTATTTCAATGATTATATACCCGATGCTATCCCTTATATATCAGCAGCAAAGGCAATGGGAATTTATTATTTGTCTGCTATGACAATAAAAGACCTATGTTACTTGCGACTGAGCTACATGATTAAGCGAGGACAGCTTACATTCTCTGATAAGGTTGCAAATGCGGTTTATACGCATCAAAACCTCAAATACAGAGTTTCCATACAGAATGAGTTCATGGAAGAATGCGCGGTAGTTCGCTTTGATAAGATGCAGAGTGGAAAGAAGAAGTTGCAGAGCAAGAAGGAAATGAACCGAAATCTTGGAAAAGACCGTTCTATGGACGTGCTCGACCCTTGCGCAATGAGAATGTACCCATGTTTGAATATGGAATATGGTAGCGAGCTACAGGAGGGATTCAGACTTGCAGCACAGGAAGTTGAAGAGAAAAATCCTAATGCTCAGAGCATTTATGATGATACGTTGTACTATTAATTATAGAATATATGCTGAAAAAAGAAAATATAAAAATGATTCTTGAATCCGTGCGGATTGACTGGGATAAATGTGATGAGAAAGACATTGCATTTGCTATCCTCTGTGACGCATTGGAAGATAAGACTTTAGCGTATCGTCTTGCTTATCGTAAGAGTGAAAAGGATGCCGCGAAATTCTACGAAACTCCACGATTCAAGAAACTGCTAGATGTTCTAGAACCTTTCGGTATCGGCAATGTTAATAACAACGCTATTACCAAAGAAGAGAACAAAAACGAGCTTCTTAAAATGCTTGACAAGATAGACCAAGCTCTTAGTGACGGAAATCTTGAACCGAAAGATGCATTGAAGATGCAGACTGATATACGTGTAAAGCTGAATGACAAATTCGAAATGGAAGAGTCACAGAAGCAGAAGCGAATCATCGTAGTACCAAGCAAACACGATATTGTTTGTCCTACTACAAACAGAGAATGTAACTACTGGGCTTCAAAAAAAGCTTGTTGCAGACATTATGGATTGATTGACCCACAAGAGAACAACGATTCACAAAATAGCAACGATGTTGAACCATCATTAAACGACAATAACGATGAGTAGAAAGAGACAAGATATAATTAATGATTTTTTGGAGAATCCTCAGAAACTGCTTCTGAAAAAGCCGTTTTTAAGGGGTTCGCGCTCTATTACCATCAATGACTCTTCTGATGGTTCTGATATTAAGACAAACTTCCGCAAAGAGGCACAGCTTCCGAATATCAGCAAGATAGTTGTTAGCCAAGAGCGTTTTGCGAAGGAGTTAGACCCTTATTCTCACAGGGTATTGTTTGATACGAACTTACCTTCTATATGCTGCAAGCTTGATGATGGCAGTTATTGCGAGATTGAGTTTAAGAAGTTTGGCATTCCTATGCAACAGCGTATTGTTGACAAGAAGGCTCTTTGTTTAGGTGGTAATAAACGTAACCATATCTTGCATGACAGCAATCCGACTGATAAGCTCAAAAAGAACTTTGCCGATTTCAAGTGGCATTGGAAAGAGACGAATCAGGATGGTATCGAAATGCAAGCTATACGTATTCAGCAGAGTTATGGTGATGTGGGCTTACTCGTTTACATGAATGAGGATAACGAAGTAAAAAGTAGGCTATTCTCGTATGAAGATGGCTATCAGATTATCACACACAAAGATGATAACGGAGAACCGCTTCTTGATTGCGTGTATTATCGTACAGAGGATAATGTAAGACACATTGATGCATACGACAAGACATATCATTATCATTTCACAGATGTATTTGTACAAGACGTTGATACAAACGAAGTACTGAAAGGATGGTGTTTGGAAAGCAAGGAAGAGCATGGATTCTCAGAGAGTCCACTTATCACGAAACGTGGTGATGTTGCTTGGAATAACGGTCAAGACCTTATCGAACTGTTCGAGATTATATATAATCTGTTTGCGGTCATCCAAAAACGTCACGGATGGGGAATCCTTTACATCAAGGGTAAGCTCAATGAAACCGCAAAGAAGATTGCTGGTTCTATCATCCTGAATGATACAAGCATTGAAGGAAATGGCAGCGCAGAGTTTAAGACTCCACCTTCTCCACAGAACATGATTGAGTTTATGCAGTCAATCCTCGACCAATTGCAGATTGCTACAGGATGTACATTTATCTTGCCGAAGGATATTAAGTCTAGTGGCGATATAAGCGGTTTGGCAATTCAGATGACACGCTCTTTGGATATTGAGGAGGCTAACAATGCAGCTATTGAGTGGCAGAATTTCGTCAGCAAACATTCAAGACTGTTCAAGGAAGGATTGGCAAAGCAGTTGGTTGCAAGCGGCGAGAATCCTACAGCTATCACTGAGTTTAAGCAGATGAGAATCAGCACATCATTTAAGCCTTGGCAGCCATTCGATGAAAGTGCATGGAATCAGATGCTTTGTACATTGAGCGGCGCAGGTTTGATTTCTACTAAGACTGGTGTTGAAAAGAATACTGTTTCTGCACCTGACGAGGAAGTAAGATTGCAGACTCAGCAAGAAGAGGCAGATGAACGTGCCGAAAAACAAGCTGAGATTACCGCAAGAACAAAGAATACAGACAACAATAAAGAATAAACATGAAGGCAGAATCATTATACATACAGAAGTTGACTTACGATGAGAACACTGGTAATGAGATTATCGGTTTGTTCCCATCGGAAGCTAGCCCTGCTATTGTATCATCATATACCTACGATGCAAAGCGTATGGGTGGTGCTCCTACCCTTACTGCTACAATATATTCTTCTGAGCCTTTGCAATGGAAGAAGGAAGAGTTCGTGGAGTACAATGGCGATAGATTCTTTGCGTCCTATACACCAAACTCTACAAAGGATAATTCGTCTAGAATGTGGAAGAGTGAAATCACTTTCACATCTAGAAGAGAATTGCTTGATAACACTCTGTTCTTTGATGTTGTCGTTGATGATGTTGATACACAGAACAAAGACAGATACCGCTCAAACCAGACAAAGTTCACGTTTGGTGGAACTATCTACGAGTTTGTAGCTCGCATCAATAGTTCAATGGCATATTGTGGTTTGTATCGTCCTACAGATGAATACAAGGGATATTACGTTGTTGTGGATGAAGGATATGGAACAGACGAAGTTAAGGAAGTATCATTTGAAGACCAATATTTAACTGATGTTTTACAACTTATCAATACGACTTTTGAGCTTGATTACTACTGGGATGGCAACGTTTGTCATGTCGGCAAGGTACAGCACGACTTAACCGATACACCTATAAAATATGGTAGTAGTGATGCTCTTATATCCGTATCAAAGGAGAATGCGAACTATAAGATAGTTGATATGATAACAGGTTACGGTTCATCTGATAACCTGCCATATTATTATCCTAATGATGATGAGTTTGGCGAGGCAGTGTTCAATACAGAGAATATCAGCAAGGATAAAGTTAGTGTAGAATTATCAAAGTTTCTTAAAGATTCAAGATATAATGATACCCTTGTACTTTATAAAAGCAAGGAAGGAAAAAGTTACAATGGAAGTGTAGATGTAAGCTCGCATACATTCGATAGATTTACCACCCCATCTAACTTAACACAAGCTGATAATCAGTCTAATCCAACGGTTACTTGTCGATTTTCGTTTAGTATTCTAATCAGCGCGATAAAAGGGCAGACGATAGATTTAACGAGTTTAGGGTTTGACTTTGAGCTTAATAGCTCTGTTTCTAGAAAAGATTTTATAACGAATGTCGGAAATGCCGTCAAGAGCATATACTTATTCAAGGGAAAAGAATTATATAAGACTATCTCTAAAAGAATGAGTATTGGTAGTACTAGCACGTACACATTTGAAGAGGGTGGAGATTTTGTATTATCTATAGAAGTCGAGTTTTCTTACAAGTGCAAGGTGTACAAAAATAGTGATGGCATTAATGACTTTTATGGCGCAGATAGTTGGAATGCTGCTTTTAGTGGAAGTATTGAGTTCTTATACGAGTCAAAATCGGAATATGAATGGAAGAATGGAGATAAGTACATTCCTTACAGTGATGCTGGTATTAATGTAAGTGGAATCAGCGATGCAAATTGCATTGAATACGACTATCAATTTGTAAAAGATGGTGATAGATACGGATTCAACAAGGTTTATATCGGAACTGAGGATAATGCAGTGAGGGTAATGGTTACTGATAGAGTCTGGATTGCACCATCATCGGTACTTATGCCTTCTATATATCGCAACACGAAAGGTGCAGAGCGTTTCTATTACGCTTTGAATAACACCCACAAGTTGCCAAGCGGTAGTGGATATTACGAGTTTGTAAACTTGTACAAGAAAGGAAATCCTCACCAAGGAACGGTTACTTTTGATGATATAAAACCAACTATCAATGGAATTGTAAATGCAGAAGGACAGTTGTTTGGAGAGATTGCAGATGTTGCTTTCGATAGTGCTGATAGTGATGTAAAGGATAGTGATGGAACAAAATATATACATCAATATTTCTACATCAAACTACACAAGTTTAATGGAGAGTTTGGCTTTGATTTATTTAATCATGTCCTAGCCAAGGAACCTGCAAAGATAAACCTCATCAAGAGTAACGGATGCCCTGCCTGCTCATTTGTGATTTACAATAAGCCGAGTGCTGACAATTCAAAGTGTTACAACTGTGTAAGTGTTGACGAAAATGGAAACTTAAAACCAGTTCGCACAGATAAGAATGACTACATCTTTGCTAACGCTAGCGATGCTTACGAAGATAAGCTAAACCAAGATTCAACTCAGAAAGAGTTATGGATTGCGGTTCAAAAAGACACCTCAACACTAGGTATCGTAATGCCAAACGCGAGTGCTGGTTTTAAACCGCAAAAGGGAGATTTGTTTGTTATCACAGGCATTAAACCTCCAAAGGTTCTTGTAACGGCAGCAGAGAAAAGACTCGATGATGCTCTTATCAAGCACATGAGCGAAAACAATACAGACCAGTTCAACTACTCTGTTAAGTTTTCTCGCATATTCTTGCAAGAGAATCCTGACTTTACAAGCAAGCTAAACGAGAATGCAAAACTGTCAATTCAGATACAAGGTGATTATGATAACGATGGAAATCTTATTAGTCGCAAAGTTTTCGTCAGCAACTATTCAGTAAAGGTTGATAACGATGAGCTGGCAGAAGTTGAAATTGAGCTTGTAAATTCGTTGGAAGTTACAAAGAGTGATACAAAGCAGATTATTGATGCAGTAAAAGGAGAAACTGTTAAGTCTCTATCTAGTATTGTTGGTAGTAGTAATGCTAATAGCTTTAATGCTAGTATAGCAGATAAGATGTACCTCTCTAAATTAAACGATGACACCGCTAAAGGTACTATCACTTGGGAGAAGATTCAGAAGTTCTTGCAGGGGTTGACAGCTGAATACTTATCTCAATTTAAAAAAGGTGCAACCTTCGGAGAGTTCATTCAGGGAATGCTCTTCGGTACTGGTGGTAGGATTGACGAGCTGGGCAATGCCGAGTTCGAAAGCATCACATCCCGAAGTTCCATCATTGCAAAGGAACTCATCGTGAACCGACAGACGGCGATGGAAAGCAATTTCGTATTCACCGAGAGTGGAATGGTTGAGACTGTTACAGAGATTCCTGCGGCGGAAGGTGGTAATGTAACTTACGACTTGAAGCTTCAGAAGCGGTGGGATAATGACTTCACCGCATTCAAGGAGAATGATGTTGTCTTAGCTTCCATCAATACTCTGGCAGAGAACGGCAAGTATTACGATATGTGGCTGCGAGTGTTATCGGTTAACACCGTGACGAATACCATTACGGTTGTATGCTATCCCGATGATGAATGCCCTAGCAAGAAGAACTATCCGCCTTGCGAGCTGGCTAGGCTGATACGCTGGGGAAATGCGGTGGATGAGGACAGACAGAGCTGCTGGTATATATCATCGTCTGAAGGATTGCTTGTATGGCTCGACCACGTTACTAAGCCTATCATAGACAAGACGAACTACTCTCTTGCGATGGGCAAGCTGCCTGATGCGCTGTCGTTCCTCTTCCAAGACTTCCCTACCGCCAACAAGCGTGATGGAGCGTTCTATGCTAAGTGGATGATGGCTGCATCATTCCAACAGATAGACTATCAGGGCAATCCTATCTACACGACAAGAGACAGAGGTGTATGGAGTTTGTCAGTGGCACAAGGTGATAACCCTTACCGCAATGGAGACCGAACGATTGACACTGTATATTACCTCGGCTGCAAGTGGCAGTGTCTCGAAGATAAGACAGCAAAGCCGCCTACATACTCATCTACCGCTTGGGCATTCGTTGAGGGCAATCCTTACTTCACGCTCGAAATGCTATCATCGAAGCTGTGGAACTTCCGTCTCAACGACTTGATGGCAACGAACGCTGATGGCTCTTGGAAGGTATTCACTACTCTATCAGTGGTTGGAAGGCTCTACAATCAAGACGTGACCGACTCTATGGTAAATGTGGTATGGACTAGGGACAGCGGAGACCCAACGGCAGACAACAAATGGGCACTCTCTCACGCCAACTGCGGATTGTCGGTTGATTTGACCTATGAAGACCTCGGCGGTTCTGCATTCAAGGTAGGAACGGTAGTCTTCCGTTGCGAAGCGCAAATCAAGGATGGCGAAACGATGTATTCCGAGGATGTGAGTGTTAGTTTCTGAATAATGTTGAACTTTTAAAATAATAGGATATGGCTAAAGAATTAGCGGTTAGCGTTGACAAGATGATGGAGATACAGCCTACGGCTTACTCTCAGTCCGTCAGCATAGAAACAGTTGGAAATATCATCAACAGACAGCAGTATGATGGTATCGAAGGCTCATTCTCTCCCGACTTCTCTATTCGCCCTTGTACGATGTTTCCAGCCTGCTACCTCATCGACCCAGACAACCCAGGGGAGACACAGAACTGCAACAGCCAACTGGACACGTTTAAGTGGTCTGAGGTGACATCTAGCGGTATCGTGGTTGTTGCCACAAGTGAGAATGCGAGTGTAAAGGCAGGATATGAAGCCGTGAGGGAAGGATTGAATAAGGGAACTCTCTATATCAAACAGAACTCCGTTCTAGGTAAGCCTCGGACAATGCGATTTGAAGCGAGTTGGGCAGACCCAGTTTGCGGCTACAAGTACACGTTCGTAGCTAACAAGGCTCTTTATCTCGAAGATTGTACCAATGCGAGAGCTGAGATTATGCTGGATAGTCCTCCTACGGTATTGTGGAATCCTATCAAGCACGCTGCATCTAGAACTCTTACAGCGAAGATTATGGTCGGAGCAAAGGATAAGACGGCAGACAGCAAAACGAAGATATGGTGGTATCGTATCTTGGATAACGGAACGAAGCAGCTTATCAATTCTGTTGATGATGCCGAGAATTACGAGATTACCGCAATGACAAAGGGTGCGAACGGGCAGATTTCATCTATCACTATCGACTGCGATATGATAGGCGAAGGTATCGGCTATGAGTTAAGGGCTTGCTACATCTACAGCGGCAGCGTTCCTTCTTCCCCTAGGGAAGCTGATGCTCGAAAGGTTACGTACATCAACAGAACCATTCCACCGCTGGAAGCTCAGTTCGTAGGCGAAGGCTTCGGTCTTAATTCTGACACAGCTTTTGTGACTTGTCGGGCTATCGTAAGCGACAACAAGGAAGTCATCGAGCCTTCGGTGTGGAATAAGATTATCAGAGCGAAGTGGCAGAAGGTTACATACGGCAAGAGTACGAACAACGGCGTTACTACAATGACGGAGAGTGTGGAGGTGTTAGGTTATGGCGAGACGTTCCAATGCCCTTTCGAAGCAAAGAAGAGTATTCGTCTCACCATCGAAGACAGAGGTGCTTACGATCTTCTCGTTGACGAGAACGGAAATACCCTTGTAGATGAGGACGGAAAATACATCATATCAAGGGAAATTGATGAGAATAACGGATGATGATGTCTAACTTTAAAAAATAAAGAATTATGAAATATTACGTTAAGGTTACGAAGCAAGTTGCTGAGAAAATTATCAGAAACGGAGTTCCGCTGACAATGACAAGTGACGGCAACTGCTTGCTCTATCAGAGTGAGTTGAATGGTGTTGATGGCGTGAACCTCAACGAGAGAGCAGCCAATGCTGGCGGCTCGCTGATAGCTGAGAGCGATGCCATTGCGGAAATCAATGGAACGACCGATGCTCCTGCCTCCTGCTACACTCCAGTGGCGTATGGCGGCGAGGATGATACAAGAAACAATGGCTATATCGGTTCGGATGGCGGCGGTAATTCGTCTTCCGAGAATAATACAGACACTAAAGAAGAAAGCGAGGTGACAAATGAGTAAAGCTACGGTAACAGGACAGATTGTCGTCACAAGCGATGGTACTACCTTGCACCCTATTCTGCAATGTACTATTGGCGATGTGTACCAAAACTACGATGGTGACCCAGCGTCACCATCCAACGTTGTACCAAACTTCGAGGCGAGCGGTACAACGAAGCCAAAGCTGGTTATGCAGGCATATTCGGCGGAACAGGGTGCTGACAACTCATTCGACCTCACCAAAGGTACTCCAACTTGGATTGTTGCTGGTGTGACGTTGGCTTTCAATGCCTCGCACGTATCTACCAATGCGTTTGGCGGTGTGACTGGTCATTTTACAGAAGGCTCTGATTCGAGTGGCAATCCGACCCTTACGGTCAATAAGAACCTTGTCAATATCAATGGTGGCGATTCTTTCAATATCACCTGTAGAGTTGACATATCTATTGGTAATACGAATATGAAACTTCGAGCTATGTATCCAGTATATATAGCCGAAGGTGTGATTGATTCCAAGCGTATGAACATCATCGCAACGTCAACCAAAAATCTCTTCACAATTACAGAGAAGGGCGGAACCTGTACTGTCAAGGCGCAGGTGACGGATGGCAATATGGTTACATCTACTGGTTACACGTTTAAATGGTATCTACCAGATGCTAACGGAGGATGGGTGCTCAAGCAGGACAGCACCTCCGCTACATTCACCATCAACGAGACGGACGTGGATTCTTCCATCATCGTAAAGTGTGAAGCATGGAAGGCTGGTGTTTTCTTTGCCTCCGACACGCAGACTATCAATGACGTTTCGGACGAGTATATTATCTATCCAAACCCTACGGACGGCAACGACAACCCTGTAGCAGAGAACTTCAAGGTGAACTCAGGCGGCAAGATTGTCTATAAGCCGTATATGCGCAAGAGGGGTTCAACGGCTAATGAGACAGGAGTAACGTTTTCGATGTCTCTCTACTCCAATGCTGGCTTGCTTATCAATTCCGCTATTACCAAGGAAGGCAATACGTTCACGATTACCGAAGCTGGTATCAGAGAATATAAGGGTGCGGTATATTCTATAACAGGAACTAAATAGTATAGCCTATGGTAAAGGTTTTAGCGGAAGCAACTGGCTCTATTTCCATCTCTATGAGAGGTGAAAAGGGCGAAAGTGGTGATACTCCTTACGTTACCAAGACGGTTGTCGATTATGCTATTACATCGAGTGTGAGCGAAGCCAAGAAGTGGACTTCAACCGCACCCGATGCGAGTGCGGCAGCCAACAAGGGTAAATTCCTTTGGATTAGGACAACCTATACTTGGAGCAATAACAAGACTACGGAGAATATCACCTATACGTACATCGGAAAGGATGGCAAGGATGGAACTTCTGTAACCATCAAGGGGTCAAAAGGTAGTACGTCAGAGCTGCCTACATCGGGCAACACATTAGGTGATGGATATATCATTAGCGGCTATCTTTGGGTTTATACTGGCACATCTAAGACTGATTCTACGCACGTTAAAGGCTTCGAGAGAGTCAGTAAGTTTCAAGGTGACCCAGGAGCACCAGCAACGCAATATTACATTCACACTGCTTGGATGAAGGATTCCAAGGGTACGGGATTCACCACTGCTGCTGGTGGCGGTCAATTTGATTATTTCGGAGTACTGGTTGATACTAACCCAAATGCTCCTTCTGCGGCTGGTGATTGGGTTAAATACGACTGGTCTTATGTCAAGGGAATAAAGGGTGATACTGGCAACGGAATCAAGAGTACCGAGGTGACCTACCAGATAGGAATCAGCGGTACTACCCCACCTACAGATGGTGTTTGGGATACTAAGATTCCGAATATCACGGACGAGAAACCATATCTGTGGACACGTACCATCTTTAAGTACACAAACGGCACTGATAGCAAATCTTACTCTGTAGCAACGAGAGGAACGAAAGGTGCTCTGATGCGTGAACATGACGGATTTGAGTCGGGGAAGTACAAATACTTATCTGGCTCTGGTACAGAAGAGTATATTGATGTTGTGTGTGTTAGTGGAAGCTGGTATCAGTGCATTCGAACGTACGAAACAGACTCTCCTAGCTTAGACAAACATTGGATATTGATGAGTAACTATAAGTCGATAGCAACTCATCTTCTCCTTGCCGAGAATGCTACCATCAATATGCTCGGAACTAATCAGATTAATCTGTTCAATCCGACTGATACTACTACTGATCGTAAGATGTATGGCTCGTTCAGAGTGGTTAAGGATGTTAACGACTGGAGCTTATGGCTTGGAGGTGAAACTGGAGATTCTGCTTCCTTTGCGGTAAAGAGAAATGGATATTTAAAAGCTACGAATGCAGATATATCTGGTAGAATAGATGCAACTAGCGGAAGTATAGGAGGTTTCGAGATTGGCAATTATTCAATAGGGTCAGTTGGAAAAACGGAAGGTATGGGTCTGACGAATGAATGTCTGAAGTTTATGAATCAAGCCTATCTGCACAGTGAAGGCTATTTCATTACCTGCGGAAGTTATATGAAAACAGGACTACGGATATTTTCTACAACAAGCCCGTCTAATAATTTGAGTACAGGCATATTAATTCATATAGACGCTGGCACTTCAATGCCATCAGACCCCATTTCTGGAGGTAAGATGTGTACGGCGCTAGACTTGCTTACACGATGGGCAGACCAGGCAGGAAGTTTTGATACGACGAATCCGTATGAAGGTAACCATGCTATCGTAATTAGAGGTGGAGATGTAATAGGTTTAAGACCATCATTTGTTCGCTTGGCTGCTAGTGATTCGCTGACAGAGTATCATCACACGGTGGAGTGCTACAATTCCTCAGCCATCACTCTCACGTTGCCATCTTCTCCGAAATATGGGCAATGCTATACCATCATCCAGCGAGGAAGCAGAGTGACGCTTTCATCAGACAAAGGAATATACGATGTTCGCCGAGCCAGCTCAGCAACAACGTGGTACTCTGATACTAGAGGTCAGGTTAGTTGGCTTTGGTACAACGGAAGTCAGTGGATTGTATGCTATACAACAAATTAAAATTAATTAGATTATGAAGATAGAATTAGAACACTTGGAAGTATTTATGACACTCGACAAGAATCAGTGTCAAGTTGTTAACGCTCGCAAGCAGATTGCAAACCTCATCTACTCGCAGGGAGCAGGACTCGGACTGGCAGGACAGGCTCTTGCGGTCAAGATGTGGAACGGAAGTGACGAGACAGAGTACACAGACGATGAAGTGAAAATCATCAAGGAGCTCGTTGAGCGAACTACCGCTCCCTGCTTCATCGATGCAGTGAATGCCGCTATCAGCAATGCGGTATCGGCAGATAATGAGTAATCAAATTATAACAATTTAAAAGTCAAAAGATTATGGCTATAAAAACAAGAAAAATCAGCGATTGGCTGTCTGCTAACGGGCAAGCTATTACCAATGCCAGCAAGGCTACAATGGAAAATGCTATCAGAGCAGATATAGGTCAGCTGTACGATGGAGTGTTCATTATGTTTCATCGTAAGAGCAATAACTATCCTCTTGCCGTTAGAGTAAGTTCTTGGACATCTTACCAAAATAGCGGTGAGATAGCGGAAGGAGTTCTTCTTGTTGAAGGTGGAAGACATCTTTTAATTGCTCCAACCGAAGCGTCTGCTGCTAAGTGGAGTTCAAAGCCTGTTTCATCATCTGACATGTCTGGGTCTGTACAGATTAGCGGAGTAACTACGACAGGTGATAGAATAACCGCATTGAATGACTTTGCTGGTCGGGCTAGCACAACCGCTATCATCAACGGAAGCACACCAAGTAACGTTACCAACACAGCGGATTATGCTGCTGGATTCTGCAACAAGTATTCACGCACAAATGCCAACGGAAATGGTCTGACCGCAGGAAAATGGTGGTTGCCATCAATGGGTGAGATGGTGATGATTTGGGCTAACTTTGATAAGATTAACTATGCCTTATCAAAGATTAGTGGTGCTACACAGTTGCAAACAAATTGGTATTGGTCTAGTACCCAGTCCTCGGCGGCCCGCGCTTGGGGCTTGGGTCTGGGCGATGGCAGCGTGGGCGGCGACTATAAGTTCGCTCAGGGCAGGGTTCGTCCAGTCTCAGCATTTTTATATTAGTTAGTAGTTAGTTCTTTTCTCTCCCCACGCCCTTAAAGGCGTGGGGAAGTAAGTTATAATCAAGAAAGGTATTCAGCAATGACAGCAAAGATTGCAAGCAAGACAAGAGTTTACAGAGACATGAAGAAGTTTCTGAACGAGGTGATTTATATCATCAAAGACTTCCCGAAAGAACAGCGATATGTTGTTGGAGATAGAATCGAGCGCACGGCTATCGATTCTCTTCATATTATCGCAAAGGTCTATATGGGTAAGGATTTGAAAATGAGAATTGCTGATATGGTCGAACTGCAATCGAATCTGGAATTGCTGAATACCTTGATAGGAATAGCAGGAGAACATCAGTGGATTAAAGGCAGGGGTAAATTGGCAAATCTGCTTCTGCTGATGGATAGTGTAGGACGGCAAAGCACAGCGTGGAAGGGTTCACTCATCGAAGCCTTGAAGAGGTCAGAGAGCGAACGTAGTCAGTGCTAGGGAGGTAAGCCAAACTAGGAGAACAGTCTTCCGAATAAATGGGCTACTACCATCATGTATGGTAAAGAACAAGATAATGTAGTGATAACCCAGTCCTCGGCGACCAACGCTTGGAACTTGAATCTGAACGATGGCAACGTGAACAACAACTATAAGTTCAATCAGAACAGGGTTCGTCCAGTCTCAGCACTAATAAAGAAGACGTATCCAGAAAAATAGTAAATGATAGATTTTGAAACGATACTAGAAGCATATTTAGACTGCCGTAAAAGGAAGCGGAGCACAGTCGGAGCTACGGAGTTCGAGCTTGATTATGTTCACAACCTTGTTGAACTTATGAATGAAGTTAACTCACGTCAGTATAGAATCGGAAAATCTATCTGCTTTGTCGTCCGCTACCCTCGTTATAGAGAGGTGTTTGCAGGAGAATTTAGGGATAGGGTTATCCATCATTACATAGCATTGAGGCTAGAGCCGTTGTTTGAACGGATATTCTGTGGCAGAACATACAACTGCCGCAAAGGAAAAGGACAGCTTGCTGGTGTCATTCAATTATCAGAAGATATACGTGAGGAGAGTGAGAATTATACCAAGGATGCCTACATAATGAAGGTTGACTTGAAGGGATTCTTTATGAGTATCATCAAGTCTAAGCTTGCGAAGATGGTTGATGATTTTATCGTCGAACACTACGAGGGCGATGATAAAGAAGACCTTAGATGGCTCTGCAATCTTGTTATTATGCACAGACCCGAACTTAACTGTGAACGAAGAAGTCCTCTTTGGATGTGGAATTTCATCCCAAAGGAGAAATCATTGTTCACTAATGGAGAAGACAGGGGTATCGCCATCGGCAATCTATTCGCTCAGTTGTTTGCTAACTTCTTGCTAAATACCATTGACTGGAAGATTGATGCCGTATGCGTAAGGCATAATAGGTATGTGGACGATATATCATTCGTAAGCAAGGATAAGGAGAAACTACTACCTATCGTTCCTATGCTCAGAACAGAACTCGGAAAGCTTGGTTTAAGGCTTAATGAGAAGAAATTCTATCTACAGCACTACTCCAAGGGTGTTCAGTTTACTGGTGCGGTCATCAAGCCAGATAGGATTTACGTTGCCAACCATACCATCAATAGCTTTGCACTTGCCGTGGAAAGACTAGGTAATGCTACCGAAATGGGAATGGTTGATGATATTAAGAAGAATATTGCTTCTGTCAATTCATACCTTGGCATTATGACGCATTACAACGAATATGCTACTAAGCGTAGGATAATGGCGGAGCTGCCGCCAAAGTTCTATGAGTATTGCTATATAGAAGGTCATTTCGATGTAGTGAAACTCAAATACAAATACACAGAAAAGGCGATTTTTATGAATATTGCCAAGAATATAATCAATAAGAGAGATAAAGAAGACATTAAGGAGAGTTCCGACCGAGGAGGAAATCAGCCTGCTTCTCGATGAAGGGGATGTGGTTGAGGTTTATATGAGAGACGGAGAAGTTGTTGTGGAGACTGAAGAAGCACCATAACGCTTACTTGGCATTATGGTGCTTTTTATTGTTAACACATACTTAACTTGCTTAGATGAGCACATTCCAGTGAATACATTTCTATTCCCATCGGAAGCCCATGAATCTTATTACCGATATACTGACAGTCAGCTATAGATACCATTTTCTCAAAATCCGCCTTTGGCATAAATATAACACGAATGATTCTGTCCATTCCAGAATACTCTTTGACATAGTAGAATGCGACCGCTATTACATCTCCGCTTTCTATCTGCTTATATAGTTCGTAGGCGGCTGTATCTTCTTTTGGCTTGCATACGTATTTTGTATCAGTAACCACAACGGAAACGTCACCTTTTGTACCGATACAATCTACGCAGACACCTCTATAAGTATCAAATCTTTTGATATCCATAATCTTAATGTTTTAATTTCTGCCGCAAAGATACAAAATTAATCCGAAAGCACAATGTTTCCGTTACCGAAAAATGAGAAAGAGGTAACGAAAAAGTAACAACAAACTTACGGATTGTTACTTTAGCAAAGTTTAACTATAAAAATATTGCTCAAAATAAATATTTTTGTACAAAATTGTTTATTTTTGCGGAACTTTCCTTATTATTAAGAATGAGGAACTAAGAATAAATAATAACCCCAAAAACAAAAGGAGAAGAATTTATGACTAAAGAGGAAGAAGATGAAGTCCATCGGTTAGTTCAATCAGTCGGTGTTGTACAGTTGTCAAGAGTAATGTTTAAGGACATGGACGTTAGCGAAATGATAAACGTTATTATCCTTGCAGGTAGAGGCTACAGCATAAAGCTACTCACTTGGTTTAAGTATTATTGTGAAGTGATGCCTCTGTTTATCATGCTTTTTCATATTGCATGCATGGTAACATTTGCGTCTCATGAAAAAGAAATGTGCGTATGGTTTAAGGAGAATTGGGTATCGGCAGCATTTATCTATTTTTCCGTTTACATCCATCCGCTTGTACTTATAATTGAGAGCAGATTCTTTTGGCTCTGCTACAGATGGCGTATTCCGATGATAATCTACCTATTTGGGATAAATGCTATTCATATCGTATACTGGAATGTTTTTACCACCAACGAAATGGTGGAAGCTAATGTTGTAATACTTGTAATGACCATTATATTTTATGTATATGGTTTTGCCGATAAGTATTTCTCAGGCAAGGGCTGTCAAAGTTTAATCTCTAGATTATAATGATATGGGAAAGTTATTTGGTTATCACACCTTGGGAGTGTTATTAAAATCGTTATCGGATTCTTGTTTTCGAGCAGACGAGCAAGAGAAGAGAGGGGAGAAGGTAACTGCTTGCGGAATGAGTAGCGATGAGATAGAAGACCTTTGTGAGAACTATCTGCCGTATGCTCTCAACCCGATGCTATCTACCGAGGAAGTCAAGGAGAAACTGCACGTTTCTGATGCTACCTTAAATAGAATGGTGGCGAGGGGTGACATTCCAAACGGCGAGTGTAAGAAGCGTGGGCACACCCGATATTGGAAGAAGTGGGATATTCTGCACTTCATTAAGAGTAAGAGAGGTAAGTGATTGCCTCTCTTTTTTTTGTTTCAGTTTGCGTGAGTGACTGTTGCAATTTTTGCAACTGTCACTCTGACTTCCCAGATTTCGTGGATTTAAAAATACAATATTTCGGAGAAATTGTATACAATATTTCTTCAAAAATATATATTGCCTCAAAATGATACTACCTACTATCACTTTAAATCTCTGATAATCAGCCACTAAAAGAAATTGTGATAGAGTTATATTTGCTCTCCCCTATTCTTCGTACCTTTGCATCCGTAACGTTACAATAGTGTTAGTTAATATTAAGGATAACTTAAAAAGATTGTATCATGGAAATGACAGATGCAAAAGTAGTAGAGAAGAAAATCTACGAAGATGGTAAGAAGGAGTATGCCAGCAAGGGTTTGGCAGGAACAGCCCTCGGAATTGGCATCGGTGGCTTGGCTTTAGCTTTGCTCAACGGCAATGGTCGTGGTGTGTTTGGTTCACTTGGTAATGGTATGCCAGATAATGTGAATATCAACACCTATGGTGGTATGACTGCAAGTAATACTGCTCCTACAGCCCTTGAAGTAATGGAGAAGGAATGCGCAGATGAGGTGAAGTTGCTTACCGACATGTTCGGCTTGAAGCTCGACACCGCTAACAAGTTCTACGCTATGCGTGAGACAGATGTTGCCGAGAAGTTCGGTCTTTACAAGTCGCAGGTAGATGCTATCAACGCTGAGAACCGCCGTGCAATGCAGGCTGAGTTCGGTCTTTACAAGTCTCAGGTTGATGCGGACTTCGGTCTGTACAAGAATCAGAGAGACCAGTATGACGCACTACAAGCAAAGTATTGCGACCTTGACAAGAAGGTAGCCGTTATGGAAGCCCTCACTCCTTACAAGGAGAAGTTAATGATGGCTTATGTGAACGAGAAGTGCTGCCGCAAGATTGATGGTCAGCTTGTGCTCCCTTCTACGCCAGTAATTACTGGTTACGGCAGCTATTGCTGTAACGGCACTGCTCCTTCCACGCCCACTACAGGAGCGTAACAGAGCAAGAAAGTCCGTAAAAAAGACTAAGAAAAAATGAGTTGGTGAGGGGTGTTTGCCCTCGTGGTGGATGCCCTCTCACCTCTCTATAATATATCACCAACTTTAAAGATATTGATTATGATGAATTTCGGGAACAGCCCATTATTGGATATGGGTACAAGTCAGCAACAGCCGCCAACGATGGATGCCGAGCTACAGAAGATGTATGAGGCAATACAGCAGAAGCGAGCATCTATCAATATGCAAGCGCAGCAGTCTTCCACCCCTTTATGGGATGAAATTGACAAGATTGAGGACAATCTTACAGGGGCGCAAAGGCAGTATTTGATGCAGAACCAAGAATACGTCAATAGCTTGCAGTATGTGTCTAAGCTAGTGCAAGATGAGGAATTGCGCATCATACGTCCTCGCATTGAGAGTACTCAGCAAGGACAGGAAGCATTAAAGAAGCATCTATCTTTGATGCAAAGATTGAGAAAGGAGGTGGCACAGGCAGAGGAACAAAAATCTGCTATGCTCAACGACTATATGACAAATCATAGTGACAAAACTTGGCAAGAATACCTTATATGGTACAACAAGACAAAGAAAGGAGAAACTAAGAAATGAACGTAACAGAACTGAAAGAGAAACTGCTTACATCGCTTGATTTGTGGGCAGATGCTAGAATAAGTGATATGGTGAAGGAAAACCCAGCACTGGCTATTCCTTCCGTGTACATGAAGCGAGCTTCACACAACATCATCGCCAAGCACAAGGATAGTTGGGGCAAGAGCATTGACAACGCTACCCTATTTATTGCCGATGAGGACGGCAACATTGATGCCAACACGATATTTGAAGATATGATGCAGATGCTAAAATCCGTGGAAGATTACAAATTCGATGTAGGTTTTATTCACGGACATATCGACAAAGGAGTTGTGTCTATTGACCTGCCAGATGGAATTGCCACTGCTATCCTCTTTGGAAGCAAGCGAAGCATCAACTTCACAGAGGAGGACTTTGTAGAGTTGAAAGATTTGATAATAGGTTAAAATATATAAGATATGGAAACAAAAGACATTATGAGCAAGTTTGATGAGCTGTATGGAATGATGGCTTCATCAACCAATGTGAAGTATATGCACGTATTCGGAAACACGATGCGCTGCATGATGAAGGATATGGCAGCAAAGCACCCAGAGTTGGCGCAAGAGTATCTTGATAAGCTGTGCGCTATAAAGTGGAAGAACTATATCACCAAGAAGGAGGCTTCTGAGATTGTAAACGGAATGAATCCACCTGCCACTTGGGATATGCAGACATGGCTCAATGCTATGACTGGTCTAGGGCTTGCGACAGAGGAGAAGCCTTACTATAACGACTATGCTCTTTACGTTGCAATGAATCATGTCGTAAGTGACCACGGATGTACCATCGCAAAGATACTCGGAAAGGATGACGTAAAGGATATTGGCACAGAGCATCTGGTTAAGTATGCCAACCACCTCGCACTCGACTTGTTAAAAGACAAGGATGGTGTGTACGACATCAGAGAGTATTTCTTGAAGTAACACTAAAAACATACGGTTATGAAAAAGGTATTTGAAAACATATTGGCAAGCAACGATATACAGGCTATTAAGAATTGTGTTGCGACAATGGCTGATTGTTGCGAAGTTGGAATGAATGACGGTGTAATGCTTGATATGATGAAGCAAGTTCAATGTGAGATTGGCGAGTGCCATTTTGACGAAGAAATGGCAGATATACATCTTTGTCTCATTAACCAGCTACACACAAAGGATGTTGCTAAAGATTATTGGCATGAAGTCAATAATGACAACATCACCATCAATGATTGGTGCGTCCTTTGGGGCGAAATGGTTAAGCGAAATAATGAGAAAATAAAGAAATGGTTTCCTAAAATCAATGCGCTCGATTACGAACGTAAGATTTTCGATGAGTGCATTTCTTTCTTGAATAACGGAGGATTGCCGTATCATGATTTAAAAGTATAAAGTTTTTCGTTATTCTGAATGAAGTTTCGGTTTTTTTTGCTATCTTTGCAGAAAGAGACCGAAACTTTATTTTTATTAATTATTCAGGATAACAGATTATGACAGATTTATTAGATTCATCACAGATTCGGCAGATAGGTGTTACTATATTTTCAGCTATACTTGCCTTTGCAACGCCAGCGGAAGGCTTCGTTTTGGCGTTGGTTATCGCCTTTGGCTTCAATATCTTCTGCGGTATGCGAGCTGACGGAGTGAGTGTTGTACGATGCAAGAACTTTTCTGCATCGAAGTTCAAGAACGCACTTTTAGAGATGCTCTTGTATATTGTTATTGTGTATGTCATGTATGGAATCATGGTAAGTTGCAACGACAATACAGAAGCATTATTTGTGATTAAGATGCTTACGTATATATTCTGCTATGTGTATATATGCAATTCGTTTAAAAATCTCATTAAGGCGTACCCTAAGAATGTTGCATTCAGAGTTATTTATTACATTCTGAGGTTTGAGTTTGCGAAGGCATTGCCGAGTTATTGGAAACCGATATTGGAGAGATTGAATCAGGAGTTTGATAAAAAAGAGGAGGAAAACAAAAATGGAAGTACTAATTGATAGGGCTTGGAAAAAGGATGGCTATACTATTAGCCGTCTGTACGTGAATGGCAAATTGTTCGGATGCAATGCTCTTGAAGATACAGACAGAGGATTGAATCAGAAAATGGATTTGGACGAAATCAAAAACAAAAAGGTATATGGGCAGACTGCAATACCAATCGGCAGCTATGAATGTGTATATACCTATTCTAACAGATTCAAGAAGATGTTGCCATTACTTCTGAATGTCAAAGGATTTGAAGGAATACGCATACATAGCGGTAACTCTTCAAAAGACACAGAGGGTTGTATTCTTATCGGTAAAAACGACAAGAAAGGATGGGTTAGCGATTCTCGATTTTGGACAAACAAGCTCATTCTGACCATGAAGACAGCTTGGGATAAAAAGGAAAAAGTAACGATTGTAATTCAGTAAGCTTATGAAACTGATTGATAAGATAACAAGAGTTGTAATTGCTATTGCAGTAGCAATGCTGATTCTATCAATGTTCTGTAGATGTACTACTACTAAGTATGTTCCTATTACAGAATACAGAGATAGAGTCGTAGTGAAGACGGATTCTTTCTTGAAGACTGATTCCGTCTATGTGCATGATAGCGTATCTGTTTATATTAGAGGCGATACAGTCTTCAAGGACAAGTACCATCTTCAATATAAAGACAGATATATTGTAAGAAACAAATCAGACACATTGATTGTGCGAGATTCAATCCCATATAAAGTTGAGGTTGATAAGCAACTATCAAAGACCGATAAAGCTTTCTTGAATATAGGTAAGATAGCATCAGTTTGTCTTTTTATAGGCATTCTCGCATTTTTATGTTGGATATATTGGAAATTAAAGCTACATAAACGTTCTTAGTTTTTTCTAATGTTTTTATTTGGTTATTAGTTGATACAAACAAAAAGGGGTGACCGCACGCGATGTGTAGCCACCCCTAAACATATAGATAATGCACAGAAATTATTCGTCAGCCAGAATAAAAGAGATTCCATACTTTTCAGTATAGTAATTCTCGTTTTTCACACGTCTTGTTTGCGAATCGTAATATAATTCAGTTTTGTCAACAGTTTCATAGAAATAACCATACTTTTGTCTAAGATGATACATTGCATTTTGTATGCGCTTTGGAGTGATACGAACTTTATATTTTGTATTTTGTTCTAGACCGCTTCTTACACGCCACGATTCCATCTTTCTTGTATGAGTAATCTTCTTACTCAGTTTAGAATAATCGTATGATTTTCTACCAGAAGACCTTCGTTGTCTTACGTATTCATCTATTCTTTTCTGTGTTTCTTCGGTGTGCCTAAGATGATTCTTTGCAGCACACCGAATTATAGTAGTCTTGGCAAATCCTGTAATCTCTGCTATTTCCCTTGAAGACATCGTGGGATATAACTCAATTACTTTCTCTGTAAGACCTTTTACTTTAGAGTACCATACCATAAACTAACGGTTATCACCGCTACCATGCAACTTTCCTCTTAATTGGCGAGAGTGAAGTTTGTCATAGTTCATTTTTCCTATATCACTAAGTTTGAATCCAATATCGTGAGAAAGAGTTGCGCAATACCATAATACATCACCAATTTCTTTGGCAATTTCCAACTTCTTTTCATCTGCAAAGACAGAATCGTTATCACGCAAAACTTTCTTAACCTTATCGGAAACTTCACCAGCTTCACCTGTCAATCCCAATGTAGGATAAATGATAGGGTTAGGATAAATAGCAGTCTCTAGAGCTAACTGCTGATACTCGTCTAATGTTAAATTGTTATTTTCCATTTAAATATTTAAAGTTTAAAATTCATGTTTCTTGCAAACCTTATCACAAGATGTTTCGCAATCTTTTTTGTAGCACCATCCATTGCCTAAGATGTCTTCGCGTCCCATCCAAAGACAGTTACCACAACATTTTTCTTCTTTTTCCATATTACTGATGTTTTATCGCTTCCAAATACTTCAACTTTGCGAATCGGTATGAGTGATATATGTCACAAAGATTTTTCACTTTTGAAGTGAAGCACAGAATGCAGCCTGTATAATCATCAAATCCTAAGATAATATACTTTTCCTCTACATAACCTGCTACGTATGCCCCGATGTCCTTACCTTTATAAAGAACTCGCTCACCCATATGAGCATTGAAAAATTCTTTATTTGTCATACGCTATTTGAATTTAATGATAAAGAACTCAGTATCAAGCCACTTGTCGGGACATAAGCCTTTTTTTTGGCTTGCCGATGGTGATACCCTCAATCTCCTTCTCTATTCGTGGGCTATCCTTGCGGTAGCCATTGATGAAGAGGACGTGAGTATAATGTTTATATTCCAGCTTGCCTATCACGCGACAATAACCGCCAAACTCATCAAAAAGCACCTCGCCGCTTTCGGCTTGTTGGTTTACCAGTCTGGAAGCCCAATATGGTTTTATTTCCCGATATTCCTCAGTCTTCTCGCCCGATACGATTTTATCGAACCATTGCTTGCTGACGGTGAGGGTCAATACTTTCTTTTTCATAATTAACCAATTTTCCCCTCAGTTCTTATTACAAAGAAATCGTTACCAATTTTTTTTCTTCTATTCAACTCTTCGCAAAGAACAGATGTATCAGCAAGATTAATATGCTGATTTACGTACTTCTCCTTATCTGTGAAGGTAAGAAGAGTTTCGTCGGGGTTATTTACTTCCACTATATTCTCTACACTTTCCGAAAGAGATTTGATTTCTCCAGGGATAAAGTCATACACATTTTTGTCGATAACTTTCTGTCTTGTCAGAGTTTCGACTGCTGTTTGAATCTTGGAGATTGATTTTTGCATTTCTTGTTTCATAATCATATTTTTTTTAGTTTATTTGAACTACCTAATATATCTCTAATATCGAAAGGAGTTTTGCCTGCCAACCTAGTAAGGCAATTCATTAGCTTGCGAGAATATCTTGCAGTAATCTTTTCTGCCTTTATGATGCGGTGGTCTTTGAAAGGAATATGAACAGGAGTGTCAAATGTTTCATCATACACTCCATTGATATGGTCGAACATTCGCTTTAACCAATATGATTCTTTCATACCATCGCACACTGAGCCATCGCCATTATTGTACCCATCAACTATAGACTTGTACTTCATTATCTTCTTTGCCAATCTAACCTTCATACGCTATAATTGCTCTAATTTATTAATTATCTTTGCAAAGCGGTGCATGTAATCGAAGTTAACGTTTTCACCATGCTCACGCACCATTCTTTCGTATATCCAACGTAGATGCTCAGCATCCTTGTGGAACTCTTTAATATCTTGCTCGTCTAAGACTATTTGTTTCTTCATACGTTACTTCTTTTTACGACAATGGCAACTTTCTGCGTGGATAACGCTAACACCATGTTTCGTGTCCACAAGCAGATAGTCGTGCCCATTTTTAGTAAATACTGTTGTACTAAAATCCTTTGCAGGTTCATTGCTATTAGCCAAAGAGCGAACACCTTCAAAAGTCAATGCACCTACAAGCAAGCACAAGACGAACCAAACGGCTGACTTGGCTAAGTCTAAAATTTTTTTCTTCATACGCTACTTCTCATCGAATTTGTTTCCAACGACTATGAATTTACCTAATGAAAGATAATAACCTAACGGTTTTTCATAAATCTTTCCATTAGCATGTGTGAGGTAATACCCACTTAACTCTTCCGACCATACAATTTCTGATGGAAGAAAAGGATAATTCTTGATAACATCATGTTCGTACAATTCATTGCCCTTACAATCTTTCAGTCCTGTGAACTGGCAGACTGTAGAAGGGTCAACCTGATGTGCCTCGTTTCTATTAAGCATTGATTCACTCTGTCTATCCTCGATGATGTAAGTGTTACCACATTCAGCATAGAAGTAACCTTCTACCCAAGTGTTATTGTCAAGACGTTTAGCCTTGAACTTAATATCTTCTACGTTCATAAGCTATAATTTTAAATAAAATAGTTATCAAACTCCCATTTGCTAATATTTGCAGTGCCAAATGTAGTATATATCATAATTCCCCATAATGGACTATAATCAAATTTGTATTCACCGCCATTAGCAAATAAAACACCATTTATAAATACATCACAAATACAAGTAACCGTTCTCATTTTTTCAATCTATTTAAGTTCTACTGGCTCATCGCTCCAAGATAACTCTCTTCCGATGAGTTTCTTGATGCTTCCTTTAGGAAGGTTTACCACATTTAATAATAATCTAAATGAAGCCACTTGCCAACGTTTACATTTTTTGTTTCTTTCAGGTTTTGTGGCATATACACATTCCATTCCATCTTTATCAACTGCTACCCATGCCATAACTATATCTTTTTAAGTTTTATCTTTATTGCCTTCAAATTTCTTTCACCTCCATCCCAGAAGCATGAACGTCTAAGATAGAAAGGTTGACCTTTAAGCCAAGGGAACTTATCATAAAAAGCCTTCCATTTAGCCTTTCCTGCCTTCAAAGAAGGCACTTCAATACAACTTCTAGCATAGCAGCTACCAAAAACTAATGTATTATCACAAACGTTTTTTTTCATAACTACTCCTCCAACTCTTTAAGTGCCTTATCTAAATTATTGCGAGCCATTTGAAAGAATCTCATAGAAAACCTATCATCAGGTAATTGTTCTTTGGCTCGATTAATATACTCAATGGCTTTTTCTTTACTCATTTCTTGCCCTCCTTTGCTTTTTTAAGATAAAATTCTCTCCAATCTTCAAAAGTCCAATCTCTTGTGTTATGAGTAAGATTGAAAACTTCCGTATCTTTCTCTAACTGGAGTAACAACCAAGCATAATCTTCATATCGCTGTCTTAGCAATCTTTTGCGACACAATCTTACATGCTTGTATAACTTATAATCAGCGGTTGCAGCATCAAAGATTATTTTACCTACTATTGCTAACAAATAAGCAGATATAACCCCTAATGCAATCCAACCTAATATTGTAATTACTAAGTCCATATTCTCTTCTTTTTTCCCTCTCCCTGTTGCCGAGAAGAGGGTGGTTAGTTACTTAGATGGCTCAGTATATGATACTGGTTCCCATACATTGTAAGCTGTCAGCAAAGCTGGAGCGATAACAGATGGGGCGAAGATGATAGATGCTACAACATCTGGAACATTCAACTCGTAGTTAACACCTTCTACTTTGTTTTCCTTACTAGCCCAGCCATAAGGCTTTGCTGTAATCGTAGAACCATCTTTCTTTTTAAAAGTCTTCTCGCTAGAGCAAGAAGCGAACAAACTTGCAACGACTAGGGCTGCCAAAATAATCTTTTTCATATTACTTATATTTAATCCCATAAGGGGTGGTTAGTTAATTATTTCGTAAATTCTATCATATATTGCGCAAACACAGAGCCTACATAACATAATGTCATAAGTATTGCTGCAACTGATGCAATTACAATATCCACTGTTCTCAACTTCGGTATTGCTGACCAAAATATTGCACTAACTATCAAAAAGATAGTTCCTAAAATTGTTAATAATGCTACCATATTTCTATCTATTTATATCTTTGCGGATGGTTAATCAATCTTCTTGATACTATCAATTTCCATACCCCATAGTACAAACTCTCTATTTGAGCGAGTGCCGTCTTTCTTAGCAGGGTTGATTCTTACTTCAATCTCACCATTATAGCCACTGTAACATCGTTTAGGGACGATACTTGTAATCCAACAAATATCACATCTAGAGCAGCTTACTTTGTCTCCAACCTTGTATGGAAGGCTTTCGATGTAATCATTTACATAAGAACAAATCTCATTGTTAGCATCATTGATGATACTTTGTTGCTTGGCAACCTTTGCTTTTAATTCTTCTTTTGTCATATTTTTAAATTTATGCCCGAAGGCGTTAGTTATTAATAATATATGTTAAGATAGCACTACCAATGATAGAAAATATTATTATAATTCCCCATATAGCGCATCCTAACCCAGCTTCTTCGTCTCTTCTTCTTCTGTCATATCATTATATTTTTAAGTTACTATCTATATGCAAGGCATATAATAAATGTTGGAGTTCGTGAACATAGGTAAATTCAAAATGAAAATAGTGATTGCATTCATTTATATAGCTCCAATCTCTAAGATTTTCACATTGACAGATTTGTAAGTCACCATAAGTCATTCTATCAAGTTCAACCCATTTATCATCTAGTTCCTTGGAAAACTGATAGCCACGCTTTCCACTGCCAACGTAAGACCATGCTGTGGATTTATCCCATCCATTCTTCTCCAAAATTGCGGGAACAAGATTAATAGGAACAATATCCTTAACCCAAGCACAGCAGTCACCTGATAGATAGCCTTTCTCTCCAAATTCTGCACCTTCGATGTTCTCTAAGCAGACAACACCTTTCAGAACCGTTCCATCATCTAACCTCAAAGTCTTTGATGGGTCAGACGATGTTACTCGGTAAACAACATCTTTGGCAGTACCTAGCGGTACTCCGTTTGTCATCACCAAATCGTCTGGTATATAACCTAATTTATCCATTCGCTTTACTTTTTTTGATAAATAGTTAAACACACCATCCGCAACTACCTACACATAGTTTGCATTCCAATTCGTTGCAGATGTTATAATATTCTCCTTCTGTTAAATTGTATTCATCTAACACTTCCTTTGTTGGAGGCTTTGGGTCAAAGTGCATATCTGCGCACGCATAAGGCTCTGCGCTTTCAGCATCATGGTCATGCATGTCTCCAAAGTCGTCTTGGTCTGCACCCTTTCCATTAATTGTAAACACCTCCAAACGACAAGGTAATGAATGAAAAGGTTTGATAATTAATTCCATACGCTTTACTTTTTACGATGATTATACTTTTTGATAGCATCCTTCTTAGAAGCTGCCATAATCTTAACTCCCTTGATGGTGAACTCATGCTGCATCTTTGGCTGACACTTCTGTCTATCAGATGGAACGCTGCCATAGCCATTATTTGGTCTATGATATTCCATACCAAAAGGATTACCATAATAGCTGGCAGCAGATAGATATGCCATCTGCATTCTAGTCAAATTTATGAATGCTTCGTTCATATACTTTACTCCTTAACTTCTTTAAAAATCACATTTTTATGGTCTGAGCGTTGTTTACTTGCACATGGACATTTTCTCCAAACTTCACAACCATCTTTACTGTCAAAGAAACAACCTGCACAAGTTACAGTCTCAGTTGCAACAACACTCAAGACAATCCTTTCTCCAACTTTAAGCTCTTTCATCCCTCACCTCCTTCCCAATCATCAGTCGTTCCTAGTAGATGTGCTGTCTCTTCGTTGTAAGGGATACAATACTTACGACTAAATCCGATACAACGAAAAGGATATTGTGATTCTTCTCTATAATGAGAAAAGAGTTCAGCTTCCCATACATCACCTTTCTCATTTCGCCCCAATACTTTATCAAATGGCTTAAACTTGCACTTTAGCTTCAAATCAACAATCTGTTTCTTCTCAGCATCCCAAGCCTTTTCATACTTTGCGAGGGCATCAAAGAGCTGCTGCTTTTCTGAGTCGGTGGCAAGGCGAAATGTCTTAATATCGGATGGAGATAATACTACAGGGGATTCTCTAAGGTATGTGTCATGTACATTAGACTCACATAAAGCTGGACTAAATTTATACTTATCATTTTCTTTCTCTTTTCTAAAGATAGCAGTAATCATTGAGCTTGTATTTATGCCAAGCATATGAGACTCAACAAAAACGATATCCCCATCCTTGAACTCTGGCTGAGTCTTCTCAATCTCCAAAGTCCCACGATTGAGCTTACCGCCCAAACGTTCCTCAATGGTTTTTATGTAAATCTGAGCATCATCCTCTTTATCTTTATCAAATTCAATAGTTCTCAAACTAACTTCTTTTTGATAATCATTGTACTCTTCTTCATTGTAATCTTCATTATCGTCATAATCACAAAGAAAATGCTTACCTTTGAAAGTTATGTAGGTATCATCCACAAACCCTTCAAAGATAACGTGTAGAGTGTTGTCGCCTTTGCTAACCAACACGTCTCCCTTCTTAAAGAATTTGCTCCAGTCACGCATTTCTTTGGAAGGTAAGAGAATCTGTAAGCCATCAGTGCATCCTCTTACTGTACCAAATTCGGAATAGCCACGATGGCAAGTAGTATTATTATCAGTCTCATTTGTACACCAAGCTACTGTTTCTGTATCAGTAGTACTGATGGTATCTAACTCTACATCTATATTATATAATAAGTCATATAACTTAGTTCCTTGCGGCTTATCCTTTAGGATTTCCGCTACATTAATCTTTTCTTCCATATTACTTTACTCTTTGGAATTGAACATTCTTTCCGTCTTTACGCTCATTTGATGCGCACTTGATTCGATTACACATGTCTATATTGATACAGTTTACAATTTCATCAAAGAAACAACCGCTACAATCAGCTTCCTTGGTCTCAACCACCTTCAAGACGATTTCTGCTCCTACAGGTAAATCTTCCATAATTAGACCTCCTCGTTATATTTATAAACAAGCCCGACAACCAACTTTACAAGCTCATTGTTCGTCATAACTCTTGTGTCAGTATTACCAAGCCTCAGCTCATCAATGATACGTTCTGCAACCTTCTTGATGTGCCCCATCTTAGACAGAGGAAAACGCTCAATGTCGGAAGCCTTGTCAAGATGGAAGCTCTCACGAAGATAATCTGCACGAATAATGTTAGTTCTTGAAGACTGTCGAGTAACCACCCATACACCCTCTTCTATGGAGTCATACAAGAGCATATTCGTAGGCTCATACTTTCCATTTATCTTTCTATAGAAAGTCTTCGATATATCGAGGTCAGGAATCTTGTATTCCTGATAGCGACCTTTACTGTTCTTTGTGTACAGCTGTGGAATCTTTTTCATTTTTGCTTCTTCTTTAAGTTGTTAGTTTCAATCTCGTTGAGCGTTTTCTCAATCTCATCGCCACCAGAAAGGCATACTGGCTTTAGTTTCCTCGTCCAATGTATCGAACGCAGACTTGACGGCATTCTTCTGCATCTTTTGGTCGATGAAGATACGCTCGATGTTGGCGAACATCTCAGTTACCTCTTTCTTTTCGTTGAACTTCAAGACGAACTCCTCGGAGAGACCTCTTGACACCATAAACTTCTTTGCTTTCTCGGAAGCGAGTTCTGGGCAGAGATAATGAAACAGTTCTGTGAAGTCGAAGTCGTAGTCAGTCTTCGCACCCCTCATTATGGTGTTGTAGTTCACGAATCCCTCACAGAGCATCTGGAAGCAGATGTAGGACAATGCAGGTATGCTGACGTTCTTGTGCCCAAGATTAGCGAGCTTGACCTCTATGAATTTCAGAAACTTCTCCATATCTGGAGATACGGCATCAATGTAAGACAGAGAAAGCTCGTTGAAGTAGTCGGCGTTACAGAAGTCGAACTCGAACCAGTTGATGATTTTCCTCACTATCGACTTGATTTCCTCAAGATTTCTCTTAGCCTCAAAGCGATAGAGGTTCTTATGCTCCATCACTCCCTGAAGCTTAGCTAAGTACCAATCGGAGATGACGCAAGGGATATACACATACGTTGCGAGGAACGTCTTAACCTTGCGAAGGATTGCATTGACCTCTACTGTAGAGTATTTATACTTGCAAGGTATCTTGTACGTCTTGTACTGCGATTTATCATCGAAAGTGTACATCCTCGGAATAAGCCACTTGACACATTCCATAGGGGTTGGTTTCCAAATCTCCATATCCTACACCTCCCTCTCTACTGCCAATGCGCAACTGATACAGAATACCATCAGAAGCGAAAGGAAAATGTGTTCAACCATAAAGCAGATGAATCCGTAACCTGCGATGAGTGCTGCTATTACAAGCAGAATCATTATTATTGTATGTTTGTACTTTTTCATATACTACTATTTGAGAAAAATGTGAAACGGACTATCAGATTTACTGCTAACACAAATACCTTTAGTTAAGAAATCGCTTTCTAGAATATCATCAATAGAGAAACTCCAACAGCAACTACCAGTAAGACCACCACGTGGATGGAAAGTCTTGAAATCAGACGATAAATTTTTAGCAGCATTATAGCTATACACAAATTCATTGTAACGTTTAGCAACAATTCTGTCGTGTTTAGACAAACCATCCAAAGGAATCTTATAAACGTAATATGTTAGAGTTAATACGATTTCATCACATAAAACATCAATCTCGAAGTCACATGAACACCCTCCAAAATTATCATTGGTAACATGTACGTTTCCATACATATCTTCTATCGCATTCATCTTTTTTACCGCTAATCTTTTCATTAGGCTTTCTGTAATACCTCTTTGTTTTCTAGCCTCAACAAACGATTTAAGAAGTTCTTGCTGTAACAGACTACATTCTGTAGTTGCTTGTGCAGACAAATTATTGATTACCATTCCGTCCATATTACTTTGATTTAATGTTTCCGTATGCAGCATAGAAGCTATCAAGCTGCTGTGTTGCGTGAACTAACTTCTGATTGTAACTATCTCGCTCTGCTCTAGCCTTAGAAATAAAGACGAAGCTAACGATAAACGATATTACTATCGTTACCACGATGAACAACCAGGGCAGCTTGTATACCGCCTTATTGATTGCTCTTCCTATATTTCTTAGGATAACCCAAGAATAAACACCGATAAACACTACCGCCTGTTTTGTGGTTGCATTCTCAATACGTTCTTTCTGCGTCATTTTGAAATATTTTTTGTTAATGATTATATGTGACAATCATACATCGTTAGAAGAGTGTCAGGAGGAAGTGATGCAAGAAGTTGTTTCACTTCTTCGCTCCATGCATCTTTGTCTTTTTCGTCTGATACTACGGCAAACCAACCCAATTTTCCACGCTCATACCATTTTCCGTCCTTAACAACTGCGAATACTGATATTTCTTCTACATTGGATATATCCTTAATGCGAGCTTGGTCGCAACGACCTTCTGCCTTTAGTTTTTTGAAATAGTTAATGCCTTCTCTTGAATAGAATGTAGGAGCAAATTCTGGATAGAATAATGGAGCATCCATTGATATATCCTTTAATTGAAGTCTTCCAGCATATCTGCCTCCCATTTGATACCAATCCCATTTGGCATCATTATTATAGGTGCGCCAAACGCTGCCGTCCTCATGTATCTCAATATCCTCGCTTCCTTCATCTATATCCATACGATAATATTTCACGGCATCCTCATACATCTGTTCGTCCGTCCAGTTAAGATGCTTTGGAAATTCGTTCTCGATATAATCTGCATGTTCCTTGCGACAGTTGGCAAGATATGCATCTTTATCTTGTAGGAACACATCATAGTAATTCTTTTTGTATTCCTCAATCTCCTTACGTTTTTCACTAATAAGCTGCTCTTTAGTCATGTATAAATGCATAGGCAGCTCTAGATTTTCATCATACTTGGCGAGTTGTTTCTCTGGCTCATCGCCAATTACCAATGTTAAAAAATGACTCATATTTATCTATATATTAATTCGTTTTAAATTCTAGAATTTACTTGGTTCGGTTGCACCAGTTATCGGTAGATTTCCAATAACCAGCTAACCATATTTCTTTTGGTGTCGCATTAGGGTGCTCAATGAGCCTTTCCTCTGCCATTTTACTTACGTCTGCAATAATTACTTTCTCAAAGAATCACCTGTAAAAGGAACTGCTTTTGTTGTTGCTATCAGTCTATCCACAACTCTATCTCCATATCTCTGAGTAAGCTCGTCAATACTGAGGTTAGTGGTAAGGATAAGCAATTTCCCATTCTTTTCAGCAGCGTCACAAAGTTCAGCAAATGGCATACGCTTGTTGCCATAAGAGTTAAGATTATCCTCTGTACCAATATCATCAATATAGATAATATGAAGTTTGAGAATTTCATCAATCTTTTGGTTCAACTCTTGTGCGCTAAAGATGTTTACCACCTTTTTATGTACATCTTTAATAAGAAGAGGAAGGATATACATTCCGATTACCGACTTACCTAATCCGCAACCGCCGAACATCAATAAACCTTTTCCTTTGTTGTCTGTCATCCAATCAACAATAGGTCGGTAATTGCGTTCGTTCCATTCGGCATTACATCCAGACTTCATATTAACAACATACTGCAAGCCGCCACGCAAACGTTTCTCTGCATTAGGAATGCTTATTTGTACTCTGTCAATTTCTTGCGGATAACCAGTATCTCGCATCTGAGATACAAGGTTCTTGAAATATTCGCTATCTATTTGTTCCATCTATCAAGCCCTTTTGTGTAATCTTTATCTTTACTATTCTGCAAATTCATACCAACAGGAAGACTGTTGGTATTCTTATAATGATATTTATTGTTATTGCTCCACGTAACCAATCTGCTTGCAATTTGAAACACTTTCTCCATTTCAAACCGCATCTTTTTTCCACCATCATTTATTTCTGTCCAGTACCGATAGAAATCATTCAACATATCCTTTCCGTACTTTTCGAGGTGAGGTTTCAAACTTTCTGCGAAATCTTTCTTTCGTTCCTCGATAGTTTTTTGTGTGTTAGCAAGTGTGTTACTTGATGTGTTAGCAGCACGTTTCCTACCTTTGTAACTTTTTATATCACAAATAGTTATTACGCTACCTTGGTGTGTTACTTGGTGTGTTAGTATGTGTGTTATATACCAATGTTTAAGCAACGTTCTTACGGTTTGCACTCCAATACATAGTTCACTCGAAATCTTGCGGATGCTAACAATCAATGTTCCGTTATCGTCTGCATTTGCTAGAAGATAAACAAACAAGTTTACGGCATTTGTCCTATCAAGTTTCATTAAATCACAATATTGTTCTTTGCTAATCTTAAAAGAATCCATTGTATTTAAAATTGTATGTTACACAATACTACTGCAAGTATTGCTCGTTTTTCTGAATATCATGCTGAATATGCAGTAGTGCGATATATTCATCAGAGTCGGGAAAATCAAAACCAGCCTCTTCTTTTGCCCACAATTTGAAATCAGAAATTGATTTACTCATTTCGTCTTTCGTAAGGTCAGCAGAAGAACGAAGATACTTATAGCATTCTCCTGTAAATTTATCAATCCCTTCTCTGAGGAATATATCTTTGTTCACTACCAGTTTATAGTAATGTGTCTTAACTTCGTCTAGAGTGTAGCCGTATTGAAGAGCAAATGCTGATAGAAGTAAATGAAGGTAGGCATTCTGGTTTAAGGAACGCCCACGCTTCTCTTTCAGTTCTACCATAGCACCTTTGGTTTCCAACTCGGTTACTTTTGCTCTAAACTTTTCTAGATCAAACACATTTTTTAGATTGAACCACATAAGCGTTGAATGCTCGTTTGATTAACTCTACGCTAGAATGGTAAATCATCAGGGTTAGATGATGGAGCAGCAGATTGTGGCTGCTGCGGTTGTGCAGGTGGAGTGTAAGGTGCAGATGGTTGTGCCACCCCTGCTGGTGCTTGTGCAGTAGCTTGTTGTGACACCTTAGTAACATTCCAAGCACGAATCTGATTAAAATATCTGCCTTGATATTCATGTGCATCAATATCAAAGCTAACGTTAATAACCTCACCGAGCTGAATGCCAAAATTAGCAATTCTATCTGCCCCAAAAACGTCAAAAGCCATCTTCTTAGGATATCGCTCTTGTGTTTCTATTACATAGGTCTGAGACTTCCACTCACCTCTTGCAGATACGCCGCTTCTTTCAGGTAAAACGGCAATAACTTTTCCTTGAATTTCCATTATTTTTTATTTAAAGAATTTTGTAAAACCAAATCAGCCAACTCTTCAAAGTAGGCAACATCCTTGATAGCGGAATCTTGCTCACCAGTAACCTTTGATGCTATAGAACCTTTCTTCATAATCAAGCTATAAAGATAACTGTCAATAGTATCAATTCCCATCAGAATCCACGATGTAACAGCATTCTTCTGTCCGTTACGATAAGCACGGCATTCACACTGAGATAAGTCTGCCATCGTCCAAGGTAGCTCTGTGAATACGACATTCGATGAAGCCGTAAGAGTCAATCCTACACCAGCAGCCTTAATGGAACAGATGATTATTCTCTTTTTCTTAGCTTGGAAAGAGTCAATAGCCCATTGTTTTTGCTGCTGATTATCAGAGCCAGTAACGGAACATACCTCATTAGGAAACTCCTTTTTAATTGCATCAACAACATCACGATGTTCTGCAAACACAATTATCTGTTCTTCCGTATCATGTAGGAACTCGATTGTTGCTTTCATCTTTCCCTTTCCAGATATAGAACGAAGATTCATAAATTTAACTAATGCCTTCATTCGTAGCTTTTTTCTAGCTTCATCCTCAGAACAATTTTTATATTCAAGAAGGAATGTAAGCAGGTCTTTCTGACAAGTATCATACTCTTCTTGTGTTTCAGAATCAAGAGCAACACTAATTGTTGTTCTTGTTAGTTCAGGCAAATCTTTGAGCACATCTTTCTTTTCTCTGCGAAAGTAACATGTTTCGTGAATCTTTTGATTAAGCTCTTCGAGATTCTCGTTTTCTCCATATCTATTACAGAACTCGCCATATCCGCCAAATTCATCAATTCTACCAAGAATAGCCAACTGACAAGCCATATCAGTAGCATGGTTAACCACAGGCGTACCAGTCAGCTCGTAGATATATTCCTTGCCTTGACAAATACCCATTATTATTTTTGACTGCCTTGTCGTTGGGTCTTTGACTCTTGCAGACTCGTCAATAATTACAGACTTGATAATTTTCAGTTCATTACGGAACAAAAAGTTTTTAAGTCTTAATGGTTTAGAACCCAAGTCCACAACAAAGTATTTTGCAAGAGACTCGTAATTGCATATAACCACATCATACAAATCCATCTTAGTAAGATGATAGCCGTATGTTGCATTTACTGAATCCGTAAGGATAAGCGGACGAAGATTTGTGAATCTCTTGATTTCACGTTCCCAATTGACTTTGAGGGCAGCAGGGCAAATAACCAAGCAAGGAGTCGCTTTTGCACGTTCAATGGCAACAATAGACTGAATCGTTTTGCCAGTTCCCATATCGTCACCATTTATGCAGCGTTTCATCGCGAGTTCCATGCGTACACCCTCTTCTTGATAATCGTATAATTTCGGTTTATCTGACATAATAATAATTATAATAAACACCACATGCGGAAAGCCCATTCAAGAGCCTTCTCTCTACCACGCAAATACAACTCGTCACCACGTTCAATCTTCTTGTAGAAAACTTTCTTTTTAGTCTTAGAGACTGCAAAGATAAAGTCTTGATTTCCGTATCTAGGGTCAATGCTGTGCGTCAAGTCCATATACCATGCACGGCTTCTATCCCAGTCCACAAAATCAATCTGAGCTTCAAATTGTTCTTGTGACGTAGCTGCGGTAGTCTTCAAGTCACCACCAAACTCGCCAAGCCACCAGTCGAACTTACATCGTACAGGCAGTTCAAACTCGAAGCCTTGATATTCCATCTTCATGTGTGGATTGATGAATGTTTTCTGACCGACCGCATTCTTTAGAACAAAATCAAGAAATCTGTCCTTTGTTGCTTGTTTCTTTAAAACTGCAAGTCTGTCTAATCCCCATTTCCAATCCTTCTCTGTATATTTCTCATCATCAACCGTCATAGCGTAATGATTACACTTTTCTGGTTCAGTAACGAGAGCATCAACGAGAGTACCAAGATGGAATGCCTTTTTCTTGTCTGATTCCTTAACGAAGTTGAGCTGTGGGTTAAGAGCGAACTTCAATGCGGTGAGGTCTGAGTTGGAAACCTCACCACGTGAATAATAAGGGTCAAACGGTTGCTCTGCCATATTACCTAGCTGTTACTTCATCCTCATATTTAATATAAGGAGAAACGATATACTCTTCTTCGTTGTTGGCATGTTTCTCGCAAGCCTTGCGCATAAACTCCAACTTAGAAGCAAGTTTGTCAGGTGACATAAAAGAACCCTCAATCGTCCACCACTGCTGAATAATATCGAGCCAAGCGTTTTTGTCAGTAACGACAAGACGTTTTGTGACCTTTATTTTCTGCTTACTTGTGTTGCCAACAGAAGTCTGAGCGAAGAGCGATTGAGCTTGTGCAGTAGCATGTTGTGCTGCGTTTTCAGCATCACGTTTCTCTTGCTCTGCTGCAAGCTTGCGTTGCTGATCTTCCTTGGCTGCTTCATCAGCCTTACGAATAGCCTCTTCTTTAGCCTTACGTTCAGCCTCGGCAGCGGCAGCTTCAGCCTCCTTGCGCTTGCGTTCTTCTTCGGCAGCTTTCAGTTCTGCCTCCTTGCGCTTGCGTTCTTCTTCGGCAGCTTTCAGCTCTGCCTCCTTGCGCTTGCGCTCCTCCTCATCTTTGATGCGCTGAATTTCTTCTTGCTTTTTGCGCTCTTCCTCGGCAGCCTTACGTGTTTCCTCTTCCTTGCGTTTGCGTTCCTCTTCAGCCTTACGTGCCTCCTCTTCCTTACGTTTACGTTCCTCTTCTGCCTTCTTGATTTCAAGAAGTTCAGCAATCTTAGAATCAAACTTCATAAGGAGTTCGTCACGTGTAGCAGTGACAGTCTGCTTATAAGACGCAAGCAATGATGCGGAAATTTCCTTGTATGCGCCGTTCATAATATCCTTTGCGTCATTCTCTTCAATTTCAGAAGAGTATGAAGGCTTGTTATTAACAAACAGATGTCCGAGGTCAAGGACATCAGAACACTCTGTAATACGTTTCTTAACTTCATCCTTGTTATCAAGGGTGAGAAGAGAGAACGTATTATTAAGTGAGTTGATAGCAGCAGAAGAATGCTCAGTAAGAAGATTGTTGAGCGTATCAATAGTATCAGTCTTCAACTTAATCTTAGCCTCCTTAATGCGCTCTTGTCGCAAGCGTTCTTGCTCTGCTTTCCTCTGCTGTTCTAGCTTGTAGGCAGCATACTCATTGCGCTTCTCCTGAATCTTATAGACAACAGAATCTGTATTCTTGGCAGAGATAAGACTCTCCATCATCGTAAATCCTTTACGGACAATATCGAACACTTGGGTAACACCCTTACGTTTCTCCGTCATTGCTTTCTCTGTCAGTTTAGCCTTCTTGATAAATTCAGCAGCTTTCTCGTCAAGAGCATCATTCATACCAGAAGCACTAATATCAGACAGAAGAGATTCACCTGCCTGAACACATGCCTCATAAGACTTTCTGTTAGCTTGCACCGCATTTTCCGTATCGGATTTTAGCGTTGCAATCTGTCTTGTAATATTGTTTGCTTGTTGTTGTACCAACTGCAATTCTGTATTTTCAGCCATACTTTATAAATTAAAATGGAGAATCATCGTCAACCTTTGCCTTAACACCATTTTTCTGTGTTTCAGCTTGCGAAGCACCAAATGCCTCTTGTTGCTTCTGTTGTGGCTGATTATCAACATCAGCTTGAAGCATACCACCGAGACCTACTGACAACTTAGAATAAGTTTTGAACGCATGCTTACAAGTCTTAGAGATTAGGAATCCTGTATCAATATCCTTGAAGTACGTTCTACCATCATTGCCAACATAATTACCTCCATACAGAGCGTTAGCTTTTCCGCAAAATTTAACCGAATACTCACGCAATCGGTCAACGCCTTCACGGTCAAGTACGAAGTAATCATAGGAATTATCAGGAAGAATAATCTTCACATAACAAGCAACTATAACCGAGTTTGCTGGTCGTGGATAAGTCTTCACATAATCAACAAATTTATGACCGTCACGCTCACCGAAGCGGAAATCATCGCAACCATATACCACTACAGGGTTGTCACAACGAAGAATCTGCCCAGCCCTTTGACGAAGAAGAATCTCACCATATCCTGTATATGTAATCTTAGCCGTATAAGTTGTTTGTCGGGTGTTCTTGTCGTAGTTGCTATAGCCCATAAGATAACAGAGAGTCGTAGTTCCCTTTTCGAGAGACAATCCGTTAATCGCCAAATTCATGAATGCATCATGAATATTCAACGCTGGAGCTTTTTCGAGATAGCCCTTGAATGAACCGTTGAGAAGCTCCTCGTTAAACAGAGCTTTCTGCTCTTCAAAGAACACTTCTCCTCCCTCTCCGAACTTTTGATTGTACACCTCGATGAATCTGTCTCTTGCCAAATCGCAAATCTGATTATGAGGCGTTTTATTTAACTGTTCTATATCCATTTGTATAGATTTTAAAATTAGTGAACTCTATCAATATAACTAAAGTACGTCTCCACCATTACCGAGCCAGTAGATGTAGGTCTTTCGTAATAATGCGGAATTGTACCTAACTTTCTGCCATCACCATCTTGGTAATTCAGAAAAATAGCTCTAGCCGCCACTTCTCTTGACTTGTTTGCAGTAAGTTCCATCAAGCAAGCGTGTAACTTGCGTTGATGGATTACTGCATTAGCCATTTTTGACGGCATAGATGCTATAAGTTTGTCGATTCTACTCATTCTTTTCCTCTTTGTTTTCGGAAGATGGAGCGTGATGTTCGAATACATCGAAGACCTTTGTTTCGTTGAGACCTACGATGTCGTAATCAATCATTGTCTTGCCCATCGCCTCATCAACATATCGAAGAGCACGTGCCAACGACTTAGCTTGAACCAGATAAGTTACGTTAGAACGCTTCTCCTTATCACTCTTCTCATCAATAGTGATAAACTGGAGTTTTGCCTTGTACCACTTATCATCATCATCCAAGTCAGAGAAGAAAATCTCGCCATAGTTGGTTTTCTTTGCGCTTGTAACGGCAGAATCACCACTAATATAGCAACTCATTTCTTCAATGATAGATGTTTCTGCCTCGGTGCAAGAAAGTGCATCAACAACATAAAGTTCATTGACTACTTTTTCCGAACCATCCTCCATTGTCTTTTGGTACTTGATTTTTGTCTCATACCAAGTACTAGTTCTTGCTCTCATTACTCACCATCCTTTCCTTCTTCTACCAAAGACGCAAGCTTATCGAATAAGTCCTTGGCAACCTCGCCTTTGATTTCGATGCACTTTACGTTGCCGTCACCATCACCACTGCCACCTTCACCATTGTGAAGTGTTTCATCCTCGCTCTCCAAACGTTTGCGAAGAGCCAAATTCTCGTTGTCGTGCAACAACTGGTCGAGAATCAGCACACAATTTGTCTTCTCAATTTCTGCGTCATCACGAACAACCTCATCAGTATCATTGATGATTTTCACCAATTCCTCGTACTCTTTCTTGGTCTCACAGTTACGTGCGACACAACCGATAACCTTAAAGCGGTCAATCTCAAAAACCAACTTAATTTTGTCTTTTGCCATAATAGCTAAATATTTAATTAAACAATAATAATCTTTCTCTTTCTACTCTTTTCTTTTTGCATCGCTTTACGCTAGCCTTGCAAAGTTCAGTATTATCTCTGTAATAATCTCTTTGCTTTTGCAGTCTTTCTTCACGATTTCTCATATATCTTTCGTGGTCGAGCTGGCTGCGTCTAGATTCACTTCTCATTTTGCTAATCTTCTTTACCCAAACCTAGCATCATCGCTATTGCGCCAACAACTGCGAACATAAGAGCGGTTGCAGCAAGCGCAAATAAAATTATACTCATAAATCAAAACATTTGATAACTTTCTTGCCGCATACTGTCTTGCTTGCGAAGTTGATTATCTCGGCAGCGACTACAAGAACAAGCATGGCAACAAGATAGCATATATAATACATACCTTTCATAATTCACAAGTTTTTTTACTTTTCTATCTTTTCGGAATTTAATCTACGATAACAATCGAAGTAGCCAGTTACATATATGGAGAATAGATTCAAAGCTCTCATATTAAAGTAACCATCGTCACAAAAATCCAATATCTTACAAACTAACGCCCAAGGCTCATTTGGGTCTAATCCCATAATTTTCATACGCTCAAAATCGCCTTTTGTCAATGGGTCTTTCTTTAATTCTTCAATCGTTAATCTCGCCATTTTACACCTCCAATACTTAAAAATACCGATGATAGCCACCAAATTTCAAGAGTGCTACTATTTCTAGCAGTGTCGTACCATTATCGTTCTTGCCCAAGGAACACTATCATCGGTTGGGCTTGGTTATGAAAGAAAATAATATCCAAAGAATAATCGGTGCAGTGCTCAGGCTATTACAAAGTGAACCTCACGCAAGTTCCACCGCACCGATTCACGTGAGCATATATAAGGGCAAATGAAAAATTACATATCGAACAATTTAGGTGCATTTGTATCAGCCTCGGCAGCTTTGCAATTCTTTACAGCTTCATTAAAGTAACTATCCTTTAATTCAAAGCCAACGCCAAAGCGACCCATCTTAATTGACTGATACACCTCAGAACCGATTCCAAGGAATGGTGTAAGAACCTTATCACCCTTGTTACTCCAAAGAGTTATTGCTCGCTCGATTGTTTCAAGTTGTAATGGACAGATATGCTTCTCGTCATTCTCGTCACGCCCCTTAATACCATTAAGTGTTTTAGAGTAATCAATATCCATCCACACTGGCGAAGCGTACTTTTGCCAAGTATCAACAGATATATCACAATGAACTGGGTGTTCATGCTCGCCTTCCTTACGGAATACCATAAGATAGTCAGGGATGCCGACACGACTCATAGCCGCATCTTTCTTTACTTGCTTATGGAGAAGACCGAGTGCCTTTGTTCTCTGCATTTCAGTTACAGGATTCTTCCAAATCGTTACTCTTGAGTGATAGATGAAGCCTACTTCTTGAAATGCTTCAAGAATCATACCTGAGAAGTCACGAAGACCGATATATCCTTCCTTACCTTTTTGGATAGGCAAGTCCATGCAATGAACGGCAACGTTACGACCGCTCCAAAGAACTCTGTATAGTTCTTTAACAAGATATTTGAAGGCAGTAAAAAACTCCTTATAGTCCTTTGAATTACCCATATCTTCCAACTTATCGGAATATGTGTAAAGTTCCGCAAATGGTGGAGAGAAAATAGAGAATCCAATACTCTCATCGGGAACATTCTGAATGAGCTGTACGCAATCGCCTAGGCGAATGTCACAGTTCTTTGATTGATACTTATTATCAACTTCCATCTTCTTTAATTTTATCTGATTATTGATATTACGACACATAGCTTCTGTCAAAGACTTCTGCATTTCAAGGAACTGCTTTTGCTTTTCCTCGAATGATGATTTCACGTTCTGCATCGTATCAAGAGTAATGATGTGGATATTTACCTCATCTTTCTGACCGAAGCGATATGAACGTCTGATACCTTGATAGGTAGCTTCAAATGAAAAATCAAGTGAAGCAAACATCTGATTACGGCAGTTCTGATAGTTAAGACCGAATGATGCAATCTTCAATTTAGTGACAAGCACTCTAAACTCGTTGTTAGCAAATCCGAGCAACTTATCTTTCTTGTATTGCTTGCTATCACTACCTTTAACCTCAACTGCATCGGGAATCAGTTCACGAAGAACCTTACCTTCCTCATCTTGCCCAATCCAGACAATCCAATTCTCGGAAGAAGCATTAACAATCTCAGCAACTCTTTCAAGACGTTGCTTGATAGTTCTTCTAAGCTCTTTATGGAAATCCGTTGCAGACACTGCCATATCATTAAAGAGAGCACCGTTATCTTTCTTTTCGGTAACGATGTAATCTTCAATAACATTCATCGGTGGAAGGATATATCCAACATCGCTAAAACCAATATCAGATGGTTTACTGAGCATGACTGCCCAAGTAGAAACGAAATCCCAGAAGTCTTGTTGTGCATGACCTTTCAGTCTCCAATCAGATGTAGAGCCGCCATCATGTACAAAATACATCGCAAGCATTTCGTTTCTTGTCATAATATTCAAGAACTCTGCATGATTACAAAGCTCGGTTGTATCGTTTGGAGAAGGCGTTGCAGTACAACATAACTTATAAGGTGTATTTTTGAAATCCTCAATAAGTGCGGTTCTTGTCTTTCCAGCAAAGTTCTTCAATATTGAACTCTCATCAAGAACGACCCCCCCCAAACAGATAAGCATCAATGTTATCCATATTATCATAGTTGGTAATATAGATACCAGCCGCAAGGTCTTGGTCGAATGTCGTAAGAGCAATCTCAGTTACTTTGTACCCGAAATGAACTCCTTCTTTGATTGTCTGACCTATAACACCCAATGGTGCAAGAATAAGAACAGGCTTATTAATGTGATTTACCACTTGTTGTGCCCATTCTAATTGCTGATACGTCTTTCCCAATCCACAGTCTTCAAACATAGCAAAGCGACCAACTTTCAATGCTCGCTTAACACAATACTTCTGAAATGGGAATAGTTGAGGACTCAAATCACTATCCTCAACGTCAAAACCGCTTTCTTGAACGGCAGTCTGTTTTTCTGAGAGAAATTTCAGATAACCGTCTAATTCTTTTGTATTCATCTATTAAACTGTTTTTAAAAGGATGCTTCGTTTCCTACGTTTCTAAAGACACACCACATGCCAAACTTACGAGAGGTTTTATTTCCCCTTGGTGTGTTTTCGATTCATACTCTTGCCCAATGAGCAACTCCACATCCTATCTACGACAACCTTAGTCAGCGTAGGGGGCGGTTTTACAACAACTAACTAAAACAATAACTATTTCCGTCAGGTGGATAGTCGATTATATTCCATTCATTCTTCTTGATATGGATAGCTTCACGGAAAACCACAAACGGCTCACCATTATGACGTTTCTTGTTGTGTGCGACAATCTTACTGATACACCCCTTGGCAGTTATTCTGAACTCCCTGAGAGAATGGGTGTACTTAGATTTCACATCACATACAATCAATTTTCCGTCTTCCCAAAATATGAAGTCTGGTTTATAGCTATGACCGCTAACCATCAGTCTTTTGTCATACCGAACTTTTATTTTGAGTTGTTTCGGCACAAACATATAAAGGGATTTGAATATACTGAGTTTCACTTGTCTATGAATACAAGAAACTCGTTTATCAGCAAGGAGAATTTGGTGATACAGATATTCTTCTTTACTATCGTACTCAGTACCATCTTTCGATGTGTACTTGTGTTGAATAACCCTAGCAGCAGCCATAGCTAATATTCTTTAGATACGTTGCTCGGATTCCAAACTAGTTGTTGGTAAGCAGCATCACCGAACTTCTGCCATTCTCCTGTCGCAAATTCAACAAGCCAATCATTTGTATGAGCAATCAGACAACCTCTAGTCTTGTTGTCTTTGAATTGACAAGTAATTGACTTGCCATCTTCACCGACATCAACAGACTGCAAGCATTTCAGACCTTGCAGCGTTTTCAAGTGGTCTCTGTGAACCTTTATACTATATATAATCTTCATGTTCTTTTCGTAAAAACCTTGGCGGCAGACTAACTTAATAATCTGACCGCCAAGGAAAAATAGCCTAATTTTAAAATTTAATCATTTTCTTATGACAAAGTAAAAAAAATGCGCCCTTAGATGGTATCGAGCCATCTTCTCTACATACTGGTCGGAGCATTAAATCTGCGTATGTAGCGCATTACCTAATTGCTTTAAGGGCAAAACTCAACGACTTATCACAAGCAGTTGAGAAAAAAATAAATTATTTAAGTAAAAAAAATAAATTATTTAAGTAAACAAAACACTTAAAAAGTGTCGATTCCAAATAAAGTACAACTACTTTCACAAGCAGAAGTACATAGATGAAAAAAATTGCAGTAGTTCTAGACTGACTCGAACAATCTCTAAGAGAACCAAAATCTCTTGTGCTACCGTTACACCATAGAACCATTTTAAAAGGCATGCTATTCTCACGAACAATATGCCTTTCGATAATAACTAAAAAAACTAATAAACCTTACTTTTGTATCACCTAAAAAATGATGTTGCAGAGTGCCAGACTCGAACTGGCGACCTCTAGGACATGAACCTAGCGAGCTACCAACTGCTCCAACCTGCGATATGTGCAGCTATCTTCACAGACGAGCTGCATTTAATTACTAATCGAAATATAATATTCAGTTTCGCTGAGTTCTTGCAATCTCACCAAAACAATTCAGAAACTTATTGGAGATACTATCGGACTCGAACCAACATTTCCATACGATAAGAACGGTATCTTCTAGTTGTATGGTGTGCTTCCGTTTACACCAAGTATCTCTTTGTTTTATGTATTTAAAGTACGAGAGTGTTCTCAACTTTAAAGTGTTATAGTCTCATTCTTTGACTCAACTCTATTCAGAGTTGGCTAGACTGCTATATTCGTAATAAACGTTGTACTATCTAATAATAATAATAATTGAAAATTTGTGCAGGGAGGCGGAGTCGAACCGCCACTATCTCGCACGATAAGAAGAGGTATCATCTATTGTGCGAGGTGTGCAAGAATACCACTTACACCATACCCTGCTGTTTTATGTATCTAAAACCATGGAACTTTCTGTCGTTTGTGAATGCCACGATATTAATCGTTTCCGTATTCCCGATACAGCTAGCATTGACGTTCCGTTGACACTCCATACATATTATAAATATCTTACACGTAAGATGGCAATAATACATACTTCGACTAGAATACTACATAGCAAACGATACAGACCTATATTATGCCCTTTGCTTGTGCTGATGTTTCAGCATAGTTCATCGGTATAGTCTATGTAATATCTGTTACTGACTAGTTTTTCGTATGTCGTGCGTCCTTTTCGCCATGTCACGGCATCCATCGATGCTCTCCGGCTACTTCTTTTCCACGCATACTATTCTGTGCATCAATATATCAAAGAACTCTTCTCTAGCTTTCAGTTTCACCACTTGTAGTGATAATCTGATTCTAAAAGAATTGCGGTAACGGCAGGACTCGAACCTGCGACCTATCGGTTAACAGCCGACCGCTCTGACCAACTGAGCTACGAAACCATATTGGGCGAGCACAAACGAATCAGCATTTACTCGCCCATTTACCACGCTTGGTAAGTATGAAACAAAACTTCATTAATACACACGATGGCTTTCAAGCAGATTATCTATATCGCTTGCGAGGAAGAATGCAGAGTGACCTATCATGCAGTGTGGTAGCTTTCCGCTCTTTCTCAACTCAACGATGAATGACTTTCCCATACCTATGTATGATGCAGCTTCATCAGTCGATAGCCATTTCTTAGCAATCTTTTCGACCACTACTTTCTTCTTCGGTGTTGCCATTTTATTATTCTCCTATTACTTTTCAAGCATTCTTTGCAGAAATGCTTTTTCGTTTTCTAGGCATTGTACTCGTTCTTCGAGTCTCGCCTTTTCAATTCGCAAAAGAGTCACATCGTCAAGATTTGCATCGCATTGAATCTGGCTTTCACCTTTTCCGTAAGCGAGCCACTGTAGGTTTACACCCGTAGCCTCACATATAACCATCATTGTGGCTTTCGTGAAATTCAGCTGACCTTTCAGCATCTTATACAGATTAGAGCAGTCAATACCAACAGAAGTAGCAAACTCCCTTGTTGTCTTGTATTTCCCTGCGTCAATAATCTCGTAAACTCTCTGACGAACATCTTCCTGATTATATTCTATCTTCATTATTTTTCCTCAAATAACTATATTTAACCAAAAAAGTTTGGTGGAATGAAGTAAAGCCATTATCTTTGCAGTGGATTTGATAGCTTGGACTGGGTTTACACTCCGTCCCACCTTTTATTCGTCTTTCGGATTGTTCCGATTAACGATTGCAAAGGTACGCATTTTACCTCAAACCACCAAACTTTTCCTCAAAAAAGTTGCGGTTATGTGTGGTATTTTAACCTTTCTTTGCAATAAGTGAGGTTTACTTATATGTTTTATTACAAAAATTAAGAATTATGAGCGACATCACTACAAATTTAAAGAAACTGTACGATATTAGTCGATGTAAGTCTATGAGGCAGTTTGCCAAACTAGTCGATATAGACCAGTCAAACCTCCAAAAGAAAATGGCAAGCAACAATTACACAAAGACTGACGTGCAAAAGATATGTTTTCATCTTGGCGTAAGGAAGGAATGGCTAGAAAACTCGGATGGCGAAATGTTCGATGAGAAATCAGCAGTATGCCCTAATGATTGGGTATTCGGTAAACGTGAGCCTAATATAAATATGGTAAACGAAGAGAACGCCCACCACAACAAACAGATAGTTGGAGACTTCTCAGAGAGCGAAATCTATCTGCTGCGTGAACAAGTGGCAGACCTACGTAAGCAAGTAGAGAGCAAGGACGCACAAATCAAGCAGCTAATGGATTTGCTTGCAAAGAAGTAGGATTGCAAACAATATGCAAACAGCGAAATAAACAATATAAGATAAATAATTAATAATCAGTAGGTTATATATTAAGCATATGATTACAGTACAAAATCTTGCAATTCAATTCGGTAAGCGAGTGCTTTACAAAGATGTAAACCTCAAGTTCACACATGGTAATATTTACGGCGTAATCGGTGCCAACGGTGCCGGCAAGTCTACCCTGCTCC